TCAAGCCGGTTCGCAGGTCAGCCTCCACGACTGTTCAAACAACTCCCCAGCGTTTCGGCTTTCAAACTCTTCCTCCAGTAAAACTCTGCTATCGCGAGGAAGTGCGATGAACCTTGAAAAACCGACCATTCCCCCGAAGCTGTTTCTACTGTTCACCTCGCCGCAAAATACCTGGTGCCTGGAGTCAATGTTCCTGAACACCGCGGATTGAGGATCTTTCAGATAATCCCTGACAAGGTTTTTAGCCTGGTACTCCATGTAGTAATTGAAGTACGCATACCTTGACGCGTAGACCACGCTCGCCAGAACGATGCCCGATACCACCAGGTACTTAAGTGCCTTCCATGCCATCCTGGGCCTCGCAAGAAGATGAAGTCGGCAAAGTGATCGTTCGCAGATCACTTCGAGAAATAGCCGAGTAAAAATGAAAAAGGCCTGCGTGAGGTATCTCACGCAAGCCTTTGATATTCATGGTGCCCGAAGCCGGAACCTAATTTATCGCTAAAAGACCTGTGTTTATTGGGCTTTCCAGATGGTCATGAATTTAAATGTGCTATCCAGTGTACTGTTCAGCGCGCGCTGCCCTGCCTTAGCGATCAAGCCTGCCAAGCAGAGCGGTAATCCAATACAACGGATTCCGAATCCGTTTTCGCCCCCAATGATCATTGGTAGCATTGCCCGCGGACCCCTTCAGGGCCTCACTTTCAACGCATACCGACACAACACCATTCCACACGTTTTGGGGGAATCATTGCGCCAAATTTCCCCCAGCGCTGCGAACCCCATCATACGCCTGTTCGCAGGTCACTCCCCTGGCTCTGGCTTGGTCAGCAACTTCAGCCAGTTCGCCCGCTCGCTGGTCAGCCCGCTTGAGCACGTCGGCAAGCACCATTGCGGCACGGGCAGCTGCCTTGCTTGCGGCGGCAGTGCAGGAATTGCCGCTGGCTTCACTGGCTGCGAGTCGAGCGGCAACGGCGTTGGCTGCCCCGCGCAGGCCGTCAGCAGAAGCGCGAGCAGTGCCAGCATCAGCAGTTGCTTGATCGATCGTACGTTGACCATCTTGGATCGCCTTGTTGATTGACTGTTGGCGGGCTTGTTCTTTGACGCGTTCAGCGGATTCATTGGCGGCCAGCGCCTTGGCGTCCAGGGTGTTGCGGTCATTCCACCTCCCCAGCCACTCAGCATCCTTGACCGAAAGGCCGTGGTGGTAGACGCCGAACAACGCGCCCACCACCAGAGCGACCGCCGCTATATAAGGAAGGATGCGCAGCCAGATGCTCATACCAGCACCTTCATCGCGGCGCTGTAGAAAGCAAGGCGTTCTGCCAGGCCGTTCAGGCCGCCATTGATGCGCCGAGTGATCCCGTTGAAGTCACCAGCATCGGCCAAAGCATTCAGGTTCCGCGAATTCCAGAACCACGCCGCCGACTTGCACGCCCACTCGGCCTGCTCGAGCAGTTCAGGTGTTCGCAGCAGTCGATCATCACCAAACAGCGCCTTGCTGCACGCCTGGTAGTTGTCGTGCCCAGTGATCTGGATCAGGCCGCGCCCGCGATACTTCTGCCCGTCGCCATCTGCCTCGGGAGTATTGCCAAGGCGTTTGGCCAGTAGCCCGGTGTCGTACTTGCTGAGGTACTGGTCGCCGCCGATCTCCTTCACATATCGGAACTGGCCTGACTCATGGCCCACCTGGGCGATGAAGGCCGCCATGCGCAGCCGTGTGTTGATCTGGTACCGGTCCATGGCCAGATTCAGCGCAGACGAAAAAACGCCGGCTTGTTTGCCGGCGTTTGGGAGTATCTGCAACAGCTGCTGCGCGGTTATGGGCATTGCTTTCTCCAGGCACAAAAAACCGCTCAATGGCGGCCGGTTTACAGGGTGGTTTCGCCTTAGGCGGTGGATGGAGACGAAGCTGAGACCGTAAGATCCATCCCGCTTGTTGGCTGTACCGGCCAGGTAACGACGGTGTGCCAACCTGCCTGCGCCGTCACACGCCCCAACAAAATGGAATAGTTCTTCCATTTCGTCAGTTGGGATTTCCGAACTGGGTACTCAGCCTCCTCCTCGGGCGTGGCCGCGAACTCCTCCTGCCCTTCAACCCCAATGTTCTCGATAGCGCTTTCAAGGTCACCGATTCGATTGGTGAGCGCTGTTTTTTGGGCAGCCGCTAGTTGAATGAGTTGCTGCAACTTGGCGCTGTTGATGGCGAGATAATCCGGCGGCGGGTTAATGAATGCCAGATAACGCGGATCATCATCAAGCACTTCCCCCTGGTTCGGATACTCCGCCGGGTCCTGCGGACAGCCAAACACCGAAACCACAGCCACCTGCGATGCATCCGAAAATTGAACGTATGGCATATGACCGCCTTTAGAAGGTGTAAGAAGTGACATAAATGAGCGCCGTTAGCGTGCCGGCCGATGTCGACACCGCATACCACATGGTTTGCAGCGTGATGACCACTAAGTTGAAATAGCCGGATGCGCTCGTGTAACCGCCTGTCACAAATGTCTGTCCGATGCCCACGGAGTTTGCCGACAGCCGTGCGGCATAGTCACCAGCACTGCTCGCCGACACCTTGACATAACCACCAACGCTTTTTGCATTGGGTGGAATTGCCGTCGATAGAGAGAGTGACGTCAGGCCGGCGGAGTTGGAGGATGTACTTAAAACGTTTACATCAGGCGTGGCCACCTTGCGAGAGTCCGAATCCAGATAGGCAATACCAAACTGGCTCGAGCCGTTGGTCGGCATCACCCCGATCAGTGCGGACGCGGTATACCCGGAAGGCATGTTCGCTCCCGAATAAACCTCGGTCTGCACGCCGGCGGTGGCGTTCTTTGCCAACATGGCACTTGCCAGAGTGGTTGGATTGTAGATCAGGTAGACCGCCACCCAGCCACTTACCGGGGCGCTCCCCGTGTCCATCCCGCCAGCGCCAGTGGTTGCAAGATTGATTGTCTTGCTGAGGCTGGAAAGTTTGTAGCCCGTCCCGCCAAGTGCGGTTTCGACGATCGCCTCGTCCGCCGTAAAGGTGGCGGTGGCTGACGCTGCGGTAATCGACATCTTGCCATTGCGGGTGCTGCCAACCACTGGCGGCTGGATTTGAGCAAGAGTCACTGCATGCTTGCTTTTTGTCGCATCTGCCACCTGCTGCGGTGCACCGGTGCAGAACAGCAGGACGTACGAGCCGCCACCAATCGAAGCGTTCCATTGAATCCAGGCGATACCGTTGGCGATGATCTCGCCACCCTGGAGTGCCGCATGCGCAGCGCCAACGATCGCCACCACACCCAAGCCATCGTTGATGGTGGCTGCGGCGGTGTTCGCGTTCGCAGCCTTGAAGCGGAGTGGTGTGCTCTCGCTTCGCGCGGTCAGCGCTGGCACGAAATTGCACACGTAGGCGCCGGCCGCACCGGTGTCTGCGACGAATTCACCCTGGCTTGCCGCGTCGCGCAGCGGGGCATCCAGCGGACCTTTATCAAGCCATGCGGAATTCGCTGCGTTTCGTTGTTTGAGACGTCCTGTCCCGGTGTCTCCCCAAACTTGGCATGGGAATGTTGGGCTTGGGGCCGAAGCCCCGCTGCTCTGAGACGCAAGCGCCTGCAAAGCAGCATTCGCATCATTCCGGAATACCAGGCCAGAGGCATTGTCCAGCGTCATATCATGTTGCGACATAAGTCAGTATCCCTTTGAGATGTAGTCAATCGAGCGGCCTGACTGGGCGACCCCACTGGAGTTGCGAATGAAGACAGTGAAGCCCGTTGCGGTCTTGGCTGACACGTCCGGCCAATCACCGGGCGCGAGGTTTTGCGCAGTGATGCTGACGGCCGGCGATGCGTTGAAGGGCGGTGAGTAGGTGACGGTAAGCCCGCCCACTGGAACCTCGATGTCGTTTCCGCTTTCGATCCGGTCCGGCATGTCGATCACCACCTCGAGTTTGGATACGTCGATCCAGTGAGTGGTCTGCTCGACCGAGCCGCGAAGCTGGAAGTCGAACAGCCGCGCGCGGTAATCGCCGACAACAAAGGGCTTCCATGCCGACCAAACCTCGGGCAGCACCACATCAGAGGTGCGCACCCACAGCGACAGCGAGGCGCCATTTGGCGGATCACCATCAATGCCCAGCAGCGCATCGAAGTCCGTGATCGTGTCGATGTAGGTGCCGTCGTCATACAGCGATGCCACGACATCGGCCGTCAGCGTGCAGTCGTAGACGTACCCGAGGTCAGCAGGTGCCGTGAAGCTGTAGGTCGAGCTGAGCAGTGAGCCGCCGAACTTGTCGATCTCGCCCAAGACAGCATCAATATCGGTGACATCATCGATAAAGCCGGCCCCGGACATTTTCAGCAGACCGCCCGATGGCGCCGCGTTGACTGCCACACCGGTAAAGGCTGGTGATTCAGTAATGGTCAGCACCACGTTGGTCGGCAGCGGAACCTGTGCATCGGACCAGACCTCAGTCACCGGCCCACCGACACCCGAGGAATCGACCGCCCGCGCTAGGTACTTGCCGGGCAGCAAGGCGACCACAGACGACGTGGAGCGCCCTGCCACTTCGGCCAGCGGCAAAGCCGCATCCCAGTTGGCAGACGTATTGCGTGTATGCCGGATGGAGATGCTGCCGCCGAGCTTCACATCAAGCTCCGGCGCGGCATCCCACGCCAGTGTGGCCACGCTGCTGATCACATCCAGTCGCAGACCGGTGAGCGCCGATGGCGGCGCCAGCAGCGCCTGAGCGTTGTACTCCTGTATTGATCCAGGCCCCGTCAGACCAAGGACCGACTTCGGCGTGACTCGAACCGACCATAGCCCCGATGAAGCCGAGTCGAAATCAATCGTTGGCGTGTTGATCTCCGTCACGTATTCCCAGTTGCCGCCAGGCTTCTTGACTTCGATCTGGTAACGCATCGCGCGGGGCGGTGGTGTCCAACTGACCGTCAATCGAGCAGCAGCCAGGCCGGTGCCGGTGTCGTACAGCGACTCAAGGAACGTGAGTTGCCCTACCGCATCCGGCTTGCCGAGATTGACGATGCTGGTCGGATTGTCGACGTCAGGCGTGCCGAACTCGACCTGGTCGAACTTGTCCGGGTCGTAAGCGATGCCGCTGATCGCGTAGGTGCCGTCATCACCTTCGCTAACGCTGATCACGCGAAACTTCTGCGTTTCCAGTTCAGGGGTGGAAAATACCCAAGGCGCAGTGGCCAAAGGGTCAGATGCAAGCGGCGGAGAGACAGTGATCGATGTTCCGCCAACCCCAACGGTTGCCGGAACGACGGCATAAGACCCGTCTGGCATGACAACGCCGACTGTCCCCGTACCGGTCAGGCCGATCGGAGCATCCAGCAGTAGCGTTGAAGCGGTACTGCCAGCCAAGAGCCGGCCACCATTGCGAGCACCGGCGCGATTCGCATCAGCGATATCAATGATGTCGCCAGGAAGCGGCAGCGCCCCGTCGGCACCGACGGCAAAGGAAACCGCCTCAGTTTCTGCATACAGCAACCAGCGGCCAAGGCGGCGCGCCTGGCCACGGGATGTGCAGCCGATGGCCACGACGTCGCTCTGTTGGATGCGGTTCCACTTGGCGATCAGCTCAGGCCGCTCGACGATCTCGACCGACTGCTTGTATTGCTGGAGCGGATCGTTCCAGGTGACAGCTGCGACGTTGAAGCGCTGATCGGACGCGACCGACTGATAGTTGAAGTCGCCGCCGACCACGTTGGAGTTGTTGAACAGATAGCGGCTGGAGTGCGGAGCGTCCTGCACCGCAGTCAGCGAGCCGCCGGCCCAGAAGCAAATCGCCCGGAACACCGACACCATGTCGTTGACCAGCTTCCACGCATCTTGCTGGGTGGTCAGGGCGATGTTGCAGGTAAATCGCGGTTCCCAGCCGCCAAAGCCGTTCGGCACCAACACATCGCAGTACTGGGCGATGCTGTACAGCGAGTACTTGTCGATCAGCGTCGAATCGAGCAAACCACCGAGCCCGTAGCGGGTGTTGGTGAGCATGTCGTACCAGATCCAGGCCGGGTTATCTGTCCATGCCCGGACAAAGGTGCCATCCCAAGAACCGGTATACGCTCGCGTGCCGGTGTTGTAGTTGCTCGGCACCAGGACCTTGATACCGTGGATCTGGAAAGCCATGCGCGGAATGCTGGAAAACTGCTGCGCATCGATCGAGATACCGATCATCGCGGTGTTCGGGTAACGCAGCTTCTCGTCCCACAGCAAGGTGTAGCTGTCGAAGAAGGTACGGTTCTGGATTGCGCCACTGATGGAGTCGGACGACAACCGGGTCGCACGGATGTAGCGCGGCAAGCCGCCGGATACCGGAAGGCGGACGTAATAGGAGAACTGCGTCCGGCTCATGGTCTTGCCAGTGACCCATATGTCGTCACACAGCTGGAACCAGGCGCTCGCCCCGATCTTCCCTTCCAGCCGGAAAGCAACAGTTGAACCAGTGGTGTCGCCGTTCGTAGTGTTCTGCTCGCTAAGCTGCGGAACGCTGATCGTGACCCGAGTGGCATCCACGTCGGTGTCGGTGATGGCGCGCTCAATGGCTACGCCGTATTTCAGCTCGACCCCTACCGACTGTTCAGCCTCAAGGCCGGTCATCGGCATGTAGGCTTGGCCTTGGGTGCCGAGGCGGATATCTACGCCGACACCGGAGAAGTTGTAGCTGCCGTCGGCGTTCTGAAGCGGCACGTCGTCGAAGAAGATCTGCTGCGCACCAGTGATACCTGAGATTTCGCCTTCAGAAATGGCGTGCAGCACCCTTACGTGCTGATTGGAGCGAAGGCTGTCTGGCGCTTCTACTGGGGAGCGAGACGAGCCACCGCCGCCACCGCCACCCTTCCCGCCACCCTTCCTGCCGACAATGACTTCGCTCATACCGGAATCGCCTCTGCCCAGGTGCCGATGGCGACCACGCTGGAACCGACCAGCATGTGGCCGTAAACAACAGGCACGGGGAGGCCTTGCTGCGTGGAGTTGAACGCGCCGTTGAACAGGTAGCTGGGTTTGTTTTCGGTACTGGCTTGGTCCTGTTGATCCGGCGTCTTGGGTACCGGCGTGAGCATTTGCACTACACCGCCAATGACCATAGCGATGCCGACCTTTATCATCAGGCCGCCAAGTGGAGAGGCCCCGCCGAAGCTAAGCGTTGAGACGAATGCGCCAGCTACGATCAAGACGACCCCAAGCACTGCCTGAAATAGCCCGCCGTTTTTGCTTCCGGCGATGATTGGAACGATACGGATCTCGGTTGTGCCGCTCAGAGCAAACTCGCTCTCGCCGACATTCTCGCGATTACGGAAAATGGCGTAACGCAGACCACGACGCGCAGAGTCGCGGATGAAGTCCTCAAACCCATGAACGGTATGCTTAAGTGCGCTGAAGGCCTCGGCTGTAGTCCCCGTTTCAAGATGGCGGACGTGCTTGCGACCGAAGGCTTGAGCGAGGCTGCCAGACAGCAAAATCGTGGTCATAGGCTGGGCATAGGCAGCGCACATACTTTTCTCCAGGCAATAAAAAACCGCCCGTAGGCGGTTTGGTGTTTTGGACTGCTTAAATGCAGGCTTTCGCGGCGTCTTTCCATCCGCTGGTTGCGGCCCAGTCCATGGGCAAGAAAACCCGAACTGATGAACCTGTGTCGACCTTATCAATAACAGCCAGCGCTACGACCCCTGTCAGGTCGGCCGATGCGGCAATTCTGTAGCCGGTTTCCGTTTCGATTGAGCTGGTGGACGAGTTGTAGGCTTGCCATTTCGGACCCAAGCATTGCGCAAGCTGCTGTGGCGTCTTTTCAGACTTACCCGAATAGGCTGGCTGATCTTTCTCTAGGCCGGACGTTGTACATCCTGTCAGCGCGATCAGTGCCAGGACTGTGAGAGTTCTACGCATATTGAGCCTCCATTGTTTTGGCGACTCTAACAGCGAAGATGCGCACAAATACAGGGCCTACAGGTTGGCTGCTCGCGGGAATGGCGCGATCAATGGTCCCATGCCGTCAAATCGACTTGAGCAATCCTTGATGGTTCTCCTGTCCTCGTCAGGGGCTTTCACTCCCTTGTAGCGCATGATGTGAGTTGTACACTCACGATAGGCTCGACCGTAGACCTCTTTGCAGCTCAAACGGCCATAGAGGTGATGCAGAAGAACATCACCCTCCAGCCAGATCGCGCCATGGCACGGTGTGGGACTACCGATCGCCATGACGATCAGATCACCCTGCTCTGGCGTATCGACCGGGACAAAACCAGTCTTGGCGAAGTTGTCGACGTACAGGTTCTCGCCGTTGTGCCACCAATCATCCTTGCGGTGATAATCCGGCAAGATGATGCCGAGCTCTTGCCGATAGTAGTCACGGACCAGGGTGTAGCAGTCGATCGCGCCGTGGACGAACACACGTCCTTCCAGCGGCATCTCGCCGGCGGCCGGCATCTCATGCCAGGTTGCAGCGCCATCCTTCAGCCCGACAATCCACCAGGTCATGCGACTTTTTGCATGGATGGCAATATCGAACAGGCTCGGCTCTGGACCGGAATCTGGGTGGGAGTGCACGACCGCAACGATATCGCCCATGTCCTCTGCGGCAGCGTAGTCCTGAGGGTGCAGGATGAAGTCAGGCCCGTCCGGCTTGTCGGTTACGCCTTTGGCACTACTCTCGGCGCGATACAGGGCACGTAGTTCAGGCTCCTCCACCTGATTACGGCAGGGCACATAGACCGGTTTGCCTCTGACGCTGACGACCAGACCCACAGATTCAAGAGGGTAATCCGCGCGGGCATGCGCCTCAGCATCAGCCCGGCATTTATCAAGCAATGTGCTCATGGTCAAAGTCTCGGTACACGTGCGATTCCGGGGAAGCCGCCAAACGGCAACTCGCCATATTCGCCAAAGCGCTTCTTACAACCGGTCATGGTTCGGCTGCATTGGTCCTTGGCTGGGTCGTTGGTGGGGTTGTTCGCGTAATCCGCCACAGGGCCGCCGGCGTAGCCACATTCGCCAGATCGATACGCCCACAGGCAAGTGCCGGCCACCACCTGACGGCGCGGCAACTTCACACCCTGCAGGTCGAGCGGCGAGCCAAGCTCGAACTCGATGGCGGCAGGCGTTTCGTTGACCTTGCGTGTGATGAACCATGTTTCAGGTGGGTACTCTTGAGCCGGATCAGCCGTTGGATTTCCGCCAGCAAAGTTCACCGCGTCCAGGTACTTGACCAGCGTGCGCCGACGTTTGAGCTTGATCCCCAACAGGTCGTCATATTGCCGGCACAGTGCCGAGACTGTTCCACCGAAGTTCCCGAGCTGAAGCTTCGGGCGAGCCGGAGATCCTTGGCTTGGCGTTCCAAACTCCACCGCCTGAAGCGGCCACGGGGTGTAAGTATTGCCCTGCCACACCACCGAGCCCCGTGATTCGTTGAGGCCCGAATGGAAGCGCAGCGTCTGGTCAGGAAGGATCAGTTCGAAGCCTTCCCAGATCGACATGCCTGTTGCCAGTGAAAGCTGCCCCTGAAGAGTGGTCATTCGTAAACCTCCTCAAAGGTCGCGGAAATGCTGTCAACACCACGAGCAACATCGGTACGCGTCCATTCACGACATACAAAAACCCCGATCGATTGACCGGGGTGCGTGTAGTTGAAGGATTCGACGGATCCCCTGGCAGCGAGGAAAGCGTCGATAGCATCAATCTCTGTCTTGAGTCGCTTGAACATCAGCGAGTATTTGCGCGGCTGTCGATTGATACCCTTTCCTTGCCTCTGCTCGTAGCTGTCACCGAATTTGATGACGTCTACCTTCGGCGTTACCGTCTTGGAGGCGTCATATGTTGCCCGCCATGTGAATGTCGGCATGACGCCTCCTTAGGTGAGTTGCCCGCCGTTACGGCGCGCGGTTGCAATTTCCTGACGGCAAACGACCTTGATGGCTTCGGTCAGACGAGCAGGATCTGGCATGACGTTACTGCCGTCTGTTGCGTCAACTTGGACGTTGATTTGAAGCACGTTAGATGCGGGTGCTGATGCCTTAGCTGATGCCTGAGGTCCACTGGTCAGCGGTGTAACACTGCCGCCATTGGCTCCCGTCATGAGATACGACTTCCCTCCCTGGCTATAGAGCTCTGGACCCAGCTCGTTAACTTGATACAGCGAGTTAGGGTCCACCGAGCCGCCAGTTGCTCTGTATCCAGAGAAATCGACGTTTGAATAGCCTGCCTGCGTGGAGCCGGCCGAAGTGGTGCCGCCACCGAAGTACGAGCCAGCCGCATTCGCAGCCAGGCCGAGCAGCCCGCTCAACGCCGACGAACTTGCCTGCCGCGCCGCGATCCGCGCCATATCGGCGAGGATCGACTTGGTGAAGTCAGAGAACGAAGCCTTGCCGGTCGTGACGAACTGGGCGAACGCATCCTCGGCTGAGCTGAACGCGTTGGTGAGCAGGCTTTTCGTCTGCCCAGCCACGTCGCGCGTCGACTCCAGGTAGTTCTCCCAGGCCGACGATGCGCCCGCACTCCAGCTGCCTTGTGCGTCGGTCATGTCGTCGTAATTGGCGACCACCGTGTTGCGCAGTTCCTGCTGGCTCTGCGCGACGGCCTTCAGCTTGGCGTTGTACTCGTCCAGGCTCATACCGCGCGAGCCGTCGCCGTACTGGTTGGCCAGATCGATGCGCTGGGCATTGGCCTTGTCGTCGATGCCGTTGAACTGGCTCTGCAACCCTTTCTGCCGGTCACCCATGCCAAGGCTTGCCGCCTCACGCTGCCCTTGCTGGCGAAGCGTGATGTTTTGTTGATTCAGGGCGTCGGTGTAGGTCTGGATCGCCAAGGCCTGCTTCTTCAGTCGGCCCTGCTCATTGGTCGCAAGCACTTCAAGCTGGCTGTCGGCATCCTTCTGCGCCTTGACCATGTTGGTGCGGGCGTCGGCAATCTTCTGATCAAGCTGAATACGCTGCTCGCCAGTCGTACCAGTGCGGTCCTTGACCGCTTCCAATGCCGCGATCTCGGCCTGGTAGGCACCGGTGACCTCTTCACGCTCCGCCCGGATCAGCGCGGTACGCTGGTCGAGGTAGTTTTGCTGTGTGATCAGACCGGCCTTCTGCTGCGCTTCGAGCTCTTTTTCAGAGTTCGAGTAGGCGGCCTGAAGTTCCTTGATCGCGTTCTGGGCGTCGTTATATCCGCTCAGGTTGAGCTGATTCGCCTTCCCGGCCGGGTCCTTGTTCTTGTCCTTGATGTTCTGGATGTTCTTCGCGACGACATCAGCCTGGACCAGCGGGTTGTTGGGGTCCGCTTCACGCATGTCTTCAACGGTCCGCTGATATTCCTTGATCAGCTTGTTGCGCTTTTCTTCGTTGGTTAGGTTGGCGTCGGCAATGGCCTTCAGCTTGATGGCAGCATCAATACCGTCCTTCTGGACCTGAACCCGATCACCGATGAACTTGGTGCGCGATTTCTCGGCCTCGATCTGGAGCTCCAGATAGTCGAGATCCTTTTTATCCTGTTCAGTGCTGCGGGTATCCAGGCCAAGCGCAGCAGCACGACCGCCGCGCCCCTGATTCGATTGCAGGCGCTGACGGATCTCGGCAGCCTGCTGTTCCAGCGACTGCGTGCGACCAACGCTGAGTGTCGCATCCAGCGCGCCGGCGGCAGCCGACTTGATTCCTTTCCACGCGCTTTCGATCAATCCGAGGTTGGCGGTGATTTCGCCAGTGCGCGAGTTGATGGTCGATGCGTAGGTGTCGGTCAGAAGCTTGGCGGCACCAATGGTGTCGCCCTGCTCTTTCAGCGCGACGATCTGCGAATAGACCGAGGCAGTCAGAAAGCCATACTGCTCGTTCAGCTCCTTCGCCGCCGCGACCGGATCCTTGGCGATCTTCGCGAATTCCGCGATGGTTTCATCAATGGCCTTGCCGGTGGTTTTCTCCATCTGCAGCGCAGCGACGGCGATCTCGTCGAAACTGTCGCCAGCGATTTTGCTGTTACCGGCCAACGTGGCCAAGACTTCTGCCGCGGCGCCAGTGGTGCCGATGGTCGAACTGACCTGTGCCGCCAAGCCTGCCAACTGGTCAGCACTGGTGCCCGCCGCATTGCCGGTGAGAATCAGCGCAGTGCTGTAAGCGGTCGCTTCCTGCGATCCTTTGTAGTAGGCGATCCCCAGGCCAGCCGCCGCGGCCGCAGCCAGCGTGTATGGGTTAACCAGCCCAGCAACGTAGCCACCCAAGGCGCGCGCAGCAGGAGCAATCCCGCCGAACATGTCCTTGAGCTGACCGCCCTGTTGCAGCAGCACCTGCAGCGGAGCCTGGCCACCTTGGAGGCTGGTCACGATATCGGTGACTTGAGCGGGCACACCGCGCAGTGCGGCAGCCGTTTGCTTCGCTGACAGCCCGGTCGCATTGGTCTGCTTTTCCAGCTTGGCCGCAGCCAATTCAGCCGCTTTCGTCTCAGCCGCCATCGCCTTGATGGAGGCGCTGGCCTTTTTGCTCTCGCCAGATAGGCCTTCCGTGGCTTTCTCGGCCTTCGCGCCAGCCTGTGCCAAGCCATCCAGTTCCGTGGAAGCTTTGGCAACGTCACCGGTCTCTACCTTGATCCCAAGGCTGGCGATATCTTGTGTCATACCACTCTCCTGACAATAAATTCACTACGCCTCAGCCATGACAGCGAGCGCTTCGGCCTCCATTACTTGAAGGTCAGGAAATAGTTCGGGGATTTGCCGCTTCTTGATGCCGATGAGGCTGGCCACTTCGCGAATGACTGAGTAGTCGAGTCCCGTAGCGCCGCACGCGCCGGTGCGCCACTGGGTGCCGAGCGCATTGAACAGGCGGAAGACCGGCCAGTTGTCTGGCCAGACCTCCACGTCATCCTCTTCAAGGTCCTCGGCGCTGAGGCCAAACAGCGACAGCTGTTCTTCAGGCGCTCGCGACCCGTACATCGCTTGCACCGCGGCGATCAGTTTCCCCGAGCAGCGACCTCATAGGCCTTTTTGTAGGCGTTGATGATCGCAATTGGGGCGCCGACACAGGTCGACACCAGTTCGGCGATAGCCTCATCCGTGAACTCTTCGTCAAAACTCCAACTGACGAGCGTTTCCTTGAGTTGCTCGATCTCCAGCGCGATCTGTCCTGCAGTGGCAGACTCCCAAGTTGCGCCATCCTTCATGGCCTCCTTGGCAAGCGCATCACGCTCAGAATTCCATTTGTCGTAGTACTTCGACAGTTCCTTGCGGTCGCGATATTGGAATTCGCACTCAACCTTGACCGGCTCGAAGCCGACGCGGGGAATTTCGACTTCGGCCTTGAACGTGGTGTTCTGGGCAATCTTGAAGCTAGCCATGTGTTCCCCTTACGACAGGTAGCGAGTAGGTGCGGCTTGCAGCGCCAGGGAGACGGTGCGAGTCAGCAGGTTGTTGCGGGAGACTGCCGGCTGAAGCGAGAACGAGGTGTAGGCGCCGTAGTACAGCTTGTCGGTGCCTGGCAGGTTCAGGCGGGCGGCCTGCATCGACTTCGCGGCGTCGGCAGCAGTGACGATGGCCACATAGGCCAGAGTCGGATCGTCAGCAACAGTCAGCACCATGCTGGCAGCAGACTTGTCGGTAGGCAGTTGACGGCCTTGCTGGTCTTCAAGGAAGACGATGTCGGAATAGTTTTGGTCGCCCCCGGAGAAAGCCACGTCGGTGATCTGCGGGATTTGCGCCCAGGTCAGCACCTTGGTCAGCGTGCCGGAGCCGGAGCCGGCCGGGTAAATCTGGGTGCTGGTGGTATCGATCGCTTCCAGGGTGATCGCGGTCGCAGTCGCGGCCTTGACGCGGACCACCTTGCCATTGAGTGGAGTCCAGCCGGAAGTGAGCTGAACGATGTCGCCAGCTACCAGAGTGGCGCCGACAACGGTGCAGATGGCTTCGGACGCGTTGGAGATGGCCGAGAACGGGAGCGCGGCGGCGTAGGTAGCGGCATGCTCGAACGTAGCGCCGTTGGGGAGTTTGTAGCCCATGGGGTTTTCCTCTGTGCAGAAATGACAAAACCCGCTCAATGGCGGGTTCTGGGTTTGCCCAATGGGCGGATTAGGAAGCGGTGTCTGCTCTGTACGTGAAAGACAGCGGCAGCGTGGTGGTCGTGTCGCCCTGCTGTGGCGAGGCAGTTGCCATCGGCGAGCGGACGTAGACGGTGAAGGTCGTTTTGGTCAGGGCCAGGTTGTTCGGGAACAGCGCGGCGATCTCGTCGGCGATTGACTCAGCAGCACCTCGGCCCGAACCGGCCTTGGTCACGACGCTAACCTGGAACACGCCACGGTAAGCCGTGTGCTTGCCTTCGAGGTCTTCGCTGGTAGTGTTGGCCGGCAGCAGGAAGGCTTGCAGGTAGGGCGATCCGTCCGCCGGAGGCGTGAAGTCGACATCTTCGTAGGCAATCGGCAGTGCCGGCACCCTGGCCGTTGCCCACGTCTTCAGGCGACCCTCAAAGAGACTTCGGATGATTTTGTCCGACATCGCGATCTCCAGATATCTTTTTGGCGTCCGCCATCCATTCGTCATCGGTCTGCTGGATCAAGGTGCGCTCTCCCTTCAGGTGCGCCTCAAGATCAAATATCACATCCCACCATGGATGAAGCGTGCCGTACGCGGATGCCACCTTTCTGCCATGGGCGATGGCGGCGAGAATGAAGGCTTTGTCTTCTTCGGTGATATTGGTCATGGGAGCTCCGAGACGGCCTTGTCGATGAACATCTGCACTTCGAGGACCGATATTCTCACACAGCCCGCCGGTGCTTGGCTTGAGTGCCCGTACTCCAGCGGCTGGGCATACGGCAGGTTGTTCATCATCCAGATAGTGCCGACCTGAGTCGTGAAGCCTTGTATCACCGTCGCGCCGTCGCCCTTCGAGTCTTGCCCGGTCGGGTCGATGCGTTCGAGCGTGCCGGTCTTAGCCATGTCGAAGCTGACCTGCCAGTTGCCACGGAAGCGCCCACCGACGTACCCGCCGCCAGCGACCAAGTCCATGCCGTCCTTGATCAAGCGGCCCGGCTTCATCCGCCCATTCTTGGACAGGTTCGCCGGATCGTTGCGCAGTTCGGCATTCAGCCGAGCCACCTCGTTGTTGTACTGGGTCGCGGTCGCGTTGGCCGCCCATAGCTCAGGGTTGCCGACGGGGGATCGATCCACCACGGCCGCGAGCAGGTCGATGGCGACCTTCTTGATGACGGTCTCGGCATTGGCCTCGGCCTTCTCGGCGAACGCCTTCAGGTCCAATGCGAAGCTCATTTGCGGGCCTGCACACTGAAGCCGACGGCAAGGCCGGCGTAATCCCAAGGGTCAACGTTCTGGACGGTGTAGATGTCCCCGTCGAACAGGATCTTGTCCTGGCTGATCGGCCTCGGCGTGTCGGTGCCATCCAGCAGCAGCGGAGAGATCAGGATCTTCACGTCGCCCACTTTGATGCTCGAGCCGTCGATATCCTGCTGCCGGTAGTTCTCACGAAAGCCTGAGCCGTCGTATTGAACCGTAGTCACCGGGCTTGCGCCGACTTCAGGGTCATATTCACCTGTCGTGACGCGCACCAGTGACAGCTCAAGGCCTTTGCCACCACGGGAGCGCGGCGCCAGCATCCGGGCGGCGCTCGCCTTCGCTCGATCGTAGATGTCTGCCATCAGCTTCTACTCAGTGATACCTGACTGGACGACTGCAAAAGCCCGGAGAACTGCGCATAGGACTGCCGAACAGCGGCAGCCTTGCTGATGATGGGGCTTGCAGTCGAGTACTCGGTTTCAAGCGGCCCGACCTTCTCCCGGCTGATTGAGCCAAGGCGTTGCTCGGGCGGCGATAAGTCGTCGGCATGAATCTCGGTGGCCAGTGCCATCTGCCCGGCCTTGATCTGCGCGGGGATGGAGTCGGACGGTAGCAGCCAGTTATTCAGGCAGACCTCGTAGCGAGGCCACGCCAGTGTTTGGACCGGGCTGACCGTTCGGCCTTTCCAAGGCTTGGCGTTCATCTCCAGCGCGGCCCGGCGCAACAGCGCTTCCTGCGCGGCGGTGTCAGCCGGAATCACCCGGCCGAAGTTCTCGGCGTAGGTAACCAGTTCGGCGGCCGTAGCAAAACTCTCGGCACCTGGAACGATCAAACCGGTTTCGATGACGAGAGCCATGGTTTAAACCTCTTTCCAGCCGTTGCGCTTGTGGTCAGCCAGTGCAGTCGGGTGAACACTGAGGGTTTCACCGTCCTTGCTGACTTCGATCAGATGGGAGTTGTCCACCTCGTCTTCAGGCTCAGAAGCGTCCTGTGCCATGTCGAGGAAGACTTTCTTCTCGTCATCGCTCAGCTTTTCGAATTCATCGGCGGACAATGTGCTGATCTCAATAGCTTTCGCCAAGAGTACCCTTGCCGCTTTTTGCTCTTTGGTCAAACCAGCCATGCTCTATTCCTCTTGAACACGCAGGGGCCGAAGCCCCTGAGCGTTATTCGACGTATCAGCCCAGAACGAGGCAGACGTGTTCGGATTGAACCACTTTGAAGCCCCAGGCCAAGTGCAGCTCCCAGGTGGTCTGACCGTATTGCTGGATTTGCAGCAACAGGTAGGTCATGCCGTTCTGATCGCTGATCAGCATCTGGTCGATGGTGGCGTTTTCAGGCATGGCTGGCGGACGCATGATGCCGACGACAGCGCTACGCTCGAACGCGAGGTTCGGCGCGTAGTTGTTGCCGATAGTCATGGCGTTCGCGGTTGCGATGGTGGTACGAGCGCCAGGACGACCCAGGCTGATAGTGCCCGGAGCAGCCACACCATTGGTGATCACGTACTTGTTGACCGAGTCAGCCGCGAAGGTCACAACGTCACCAGCCAGAACAGTGCCGGTGCCAGTCACCAGAGCAATGTCGCGCACGCCAGTAGCAGTCGAGCCGCTAGTGACGTAGGAAGCGCCAGTACCCTTGGTGTGAGTGGTGATGCCGGCCGATTCGGTGATGGCAAAACCGAACTGACGCAGCAGTCGACCGCTGCGGCGTTCTTCATCGCTGCCAGCCTGATAGGCTTGCTGGATGATGCCGAGTTTGCGGGCAGATACGCCGGCGCTCGAATCGATACACAGCTGCAGGTCAGCCAGTGGCGCGCCGTTGTCCAGCAACACCTTGCGCGCGTCGGCAATGATGTTGATGTCCGATGCGAACGGGTTGGTGCCAGCAGTGCCGACAGCGCGGGAGGCGCCTTGCTTGACGGCTACTGCGCAGTCAGCTTCGGCCAGGTTGCGCAGCGAGCGCATGCCCTGAGCAACAAGTTGGCGAACCCACTCCTTGTCAGTGCCGCCGTTTTGCAGGCTGAGCAGTTGCTCGCCGGTCATGTGCCAGCTGACTTTCTTCGAGGCAGTGATCGCCACGTCGACGCTGGTTGCAGTGGCATCATCGCCAGCAGCCGCGGCAACGCCAGGGGCGAAATCGGTCGGGGTACGCGATGGCGCAACCGGAACCTTGACCGTGTCACCTTTGGCGACTCGTTTGTCGTCGAAGTTGGCACTGATCGAACTGATTACCCCGAACGCTTCGTTCGAGACTTCTTGGGCAGCCGAGTACAGGACCGGCTGCAATGCGGTGAGAACGTTTGCCATGTGGCGGTTTCCTTAAGGCAATAAAAAACCCGCACATGGCGGGCCTTGGTTTGGGGTTTGGTAAATCAGCCCTTGATGGTCATGCCGCCGCTCATCGCCGCTGCCCGTTCTTTCGGGGAGAGTGCATTGAATGCTTCTTGCGTCATGGTCTTGGAGCCATTCCCGCCGCCATGGCCAGCACCGCCGCCGTTACCGGTAGCAGGGAACCAGTGAGGACGGGAGTCCTTCATTTCCGCAAACCACTCCTTGAGCGTCAGCGGCTTGCCGTCTTTGCCGTACTTGCCCTCCCGGGCGATGGGGTTGCCGTCGTCGTCCAGTTCGAAGTCGCGGGCTGCAGCGAGCATTGCGTCTTCCATAGCGAACTTGTGCACGCCGGCTTCGGTAGCAGCACCAACCACCTCACCCTTCAGGACGCGGGAGGCAAACTTCTCGGTGCGGCTCGATGCGTTGGTGGCAGCATCTTGAGCGGCCTTGAGGTCTTTCTCGAAGCCGGCCTTCATGCGGTCAGCACGCTTGGCCAGGACGGTATCGATATCGCCTTTGGCAATCAGCTGGGCTTCTTCGTCGTTCGCAAACTTCGAGAGAATGCCGCGCACCGCTTCGGGGTCGATGCCTTCGAAGGACTTGAGTTGGTCGCCGGTTGTCTTCAGCTTGCCCAACAGTTCGGTGTTCTTGGTCTTCAGGCCAGTTACAGCCTCACCAACGCGAGCGTCGATGATTGCCTGAAGCTCTGGAGTGATCTCCGGGCCTGACCCGCCACCGCCGCCACCATTACCACCGCCTTCGCCGCCACCCTCTTCCGCCATCAGCGGATACCACTTGCCGAAAATAAACATCTGCTAACCCCTTGGGTCTGTTGGCCGCCTGGCGGCAATAAAAAGCCCCGTCATTGACGAGGCCTGTGTGAATCGCATGCATAAAAAAGCCCCGGCGGATGCCAGGGCTGTTTGTTTAAGTCGGAAAGACAGGGTTCGAACCTGCGGCGGGATAGGTATAGCCCTTGCAGCGGGCACCTAGCTCGTCTAGCTGCGTCAACCTTGGGCCTCTCGGTCACTTTCCTTTCAATGGGTGGGGTGGCCGGCGCTGATCTCCGGCTAGAGCTATGTCGTGGTCTTCTTATGGCGGATCGATCAGGTAGGACCGATTCGGCCCCTGCTCTCCCATCGCGCTCCCTTCCCACGACACCGATTCAGCTATCGCATTCACCCCATAAACTCGTTTCGTGACGCTACAGCGTGACGCGCTCACCTTTGAGCAGGCACCCAACACAAAGCAGCACCTTCGTCCCACCAGTTGGCTTGCCGTTCTTCATCAGGACACCGATCTTGGTTTCGATCACTTCCCTACCGCCGCAGCGATGGCACTGGACCATCGTCGCAGGCTTCGGCATCGCACGCACACGACGACGCACCTGCTCGGCCGGGGTATCCGGTGGAGCGGTGCCGTCGATTACGTGGAGCTTGGGGCGATCAGACACTCAACATGACCCCGCAGGTGATGATCGCAACGACGAGAGCAAAAACTGGGATTTGACTCTTGCTCATGGCCGCCTTCAAGTCCTCTAAGAACTCAGACTGCAACGAAAGCTGCCATTCATGGACCTCGCGAACGCTGGGGCCGTTCTGCATCTCTTTGGTAATGGCTTTCATTGCTTCGGTCACGGAAGATCCTCCAGTTGAGGCCTGATACTACGCCGCTATCCGGTCAAATGCAGCAGCATCACGGGCGCGCATCTGGTCGAGAGTCATCCACTCACCGGCAGGCGTGTAGAAGTCCTCAAGGTCGAGCTTGCCATCCTTCAACAGCTGAGCGCGCGCCTGGCCGAGCACTTCGATCTTACGGGCGTCCGACTGGCGATTGAGCCATTCGCTGTAGTTCGTATCAGCCGGGACCTGGCCGTCCATGCTGGCGCGTTGGGCTGGCGTCATCTCGTCGATGTTCATGCCCAACTCTTTCCAGCTTTTGGTCACCGGCGCCGACGTCGAGCGGCAGCACCAGTGGATCTTGCCCGGGCCTTGCAGCCAAGGCACCTTGTGTCCAATCGGCTTGTGCGTGAGCACGGTGTACTGAAGCTGGTCACGGATACGGCACATCGGTGAGGTCTTGTTGTCGAGCGTGGACACCCAGCGATCGGCCTTCAGGACTTCCTCGTTGGCCTTGTTGAATTCGTCCCGAGCAGTCGCAGCGGTATGACTCACCGCCGTCCTGACGACCGCAGCGAGGTCTTTGCGTGGGCGCTCAAGGAACCCGTCAGCGTATCCAGCAGCCCGAGAGCCACGAATGCTGCGGATGATCTGTTCGGTCGTCTTGCCTTCGAGGTAACCGGTGCGGATCGCGTTGCGGACCTTGACCATGCGGTCGGCGGCGATCTCCTCGCCCCAGTTGCGCAACAGGCGCCCCTGAAATGGCCGGGAGAGCGCGGCAGCATAGGCCTGCTCTGCTCTGACACTGGCGATCGGGAAGCGGACCTGCACCGGATCGGGAATGGTGGACTCGAACAGCGTCTGCTGCCAACTCACCTCATAGCCTGCCAAGTCCTTCAAGTCGTCCTGTAGCGCTTGGGCCACAGAGGCATAGGCCTGACTGTTGATCAGCCTCACCTGATCCAGCAGTAGCTCCAGGCGCTCGACAGTGAAGGATTCAGCCGGCAGACGCTCCAGTGCAGCAGCCAACGCCGCCGAAAGGTCAGCATCCGACCGGTTCAGTAGCGCAATGATCCGCCGGACCACGCCAACCTTGTACTTTTCGAGGTCGACCGCGTGCGCGATCTGCTCGTCTTCGAGTATCTGGTTGACGGTTGGCATCTAGAGGGTTCCGAGTGCAGGGCCTTGTTCGGCGATTTTTGCAGACTCTTCGGCCCAGTCCAGATCCTGCGACACCACGTTGCGGCGCTGCAGTTCGGAGAACAGGGTCTGATCCGAGATCTTGCTTGCCAGTGAAAGCTGAATCAGGGCTGGAATCGATACTTCCGGGATGAAATCCGTCTCGAAGTTGCCGCTCACCTGAACATGACCACCCTCAGGCAGCCCGCTCAACTCAGCGAAGTGCTGAAGGATCTGGTCCAGCGCATCTTCAAGTCCGCTCGCCATGGTCTGCAGTGGGCTCAGCTCCTGAGCCGCCTCTTCTTCGGCCTGCGTGGCAGTCTTGACGGCCTGCTTATCCTTCTGGAGTAGCTTGGCGCCGGCGACACGCATCTGGTCTTCGAGGTCAGCCAGCGACGTGCGCCCGGCCTCGATCGATGCGCCGGTGTGCTCGACCCACTCCATCTTGCCATTGGTTGGCAGTTTGGTAGCGGACGCAGTGCCAACCTTCAGCTCCCAGGTATCGTCGTCGATGCCCGAGATAGCCAGCATTGGCACCCGCGCAACGTGCAAGATGTTGTCCTGATCGCTCTGGGATTGCCAATGCTTGGCGTTGAGATAGGCCAGCTCAAGCAGTGGCGGCTTGGCAGTCATGAAGCCTGTACGGTCGGTGTAGAGGGTCGTCAGTGCGATGTGGTCGAGGGAAGTCGCGCCCTCCTCGTACAACGCCCACGTCTTCACGCCATTGGCATCAGTCTGCTCGCGGTAGGTCTGCCACGCACCAGGAGTCAGCACGCGGATCTGATCGATACACTTGATGCCGAAAGCACCCTCTTCTTCCTCGACCGATTCCATGTAGCGGAATTGGGTCAGTACGTGCTCTCCGCCGTTATTGCTGACTCTCCACCCGAGCACCTGCTGAGGGCGAATCATGACCGCGTATGGCCTGGCCTTGGCGGCTTGAGCGTCGGCCAATGTGACCAACTGCTCCGTGTCGCCGCTCGGCTTGATGTTCGGGTAGTCGGCCAGTGCATGACAAAGGCCGTGCGACAGCGCCTGAGTGAAGAATGACTTCCCCCAGACCTGCAAGTTATTGCCTTGGCGGTCGAAGTCCTCGGTGAGCTCGACAAGCGCCGGCGGAACGTCATCGCCCAGCACGATCGGCTCAGCAAAGACGCGGCCAGTGTTGTTCTTGACCGTCTCACGGTAAGCCGGGAACAGGGTCGAGAGGCTGATCCGCTTCCGGTAGTCCTCACCCTCTTCCTTCGGCCACTTCGGCAGCAGCTGCTCACCGGCCGCACGCATTGCCCGGGTCCCGCCCATCAAAGGATCGACGATGGCCCAGTCTTCGCGCATGGCGTCCACTGCGGGCAGTGTCTTGCTTGGATCGTCACTGCTCATAGGTCAGATTCTCAGAGGTGCGGTGGATGCGGTGCGGACACGTTTGGTCTTGGCGACAGCGAAGTATCGGAATGCGTCGGAGCCGTGAGAGGTACGGTCATGGAGGGGCTTATCCTTCCAGCAGCCGCGGTTCTCGTCCCACTCCTTGCGGTAGTTTTCGAGGTGACCGATGCCTTCTTCGCACTTGGATTCATCGAACACGCAGAGCGGCAGAATCTCCCGCGCCGCCTCGATGCCGGTGTCAACGCCTGTCTTGGGCACGACCTGGAATCGGATGGAGTACTTCTCGCCATCGATCACGTAGCCCTCTTTGGCGATGTCCTTGCGGCTCTTGGCATCACTGCCGAACTCGCGGTTCTCGATGTCATGCGGCCCCCAGTGCTCGGAATAGGTGTAACCCTTGTCCTTGAGCACCTTCATGTAGTGCCGCAGGCCTTCGCCCGAGTTCTCGTAGTAGTCGATGACGTGATACTCGGTGCCGACCTGACGCACGAACCAGATGGCCGTGGAGTCGCCGACGCCGATGTCCCAGAAGGTCATCACCGGCTGGTGACTGTTATCCGGGACAACGCCGATCCGCTTGCTGGCATAGAGCTTGGTGAACTGCTTGGCGTAGTAGGCGCCTTCGACCGATTGCTGGAATGCTTCCGCCGGAATCGACGGGTATTCCCGCTTCATGTCGTCGCCGAGGGATTTCTCCTTGGCGGCGTACCAGGCTCGCTGGCCGTCGTCCGCGATGATCCCGTGCTTGGCCGCCAACTCATTGAAATAGTCGGTCAGGCGCTGCGGGATGACCACGCCGGCAGGGTCAAGCCGGTAGTCTTTGTTCTTCCACCAAGAGAAGAAGAAGAATTTCCAGTCCAGCAGGCCCAGAGGCACGCCTGACATCTGCTGCTTCTCGGCACTCTGTGAGTAGTCGAAGAAGTAACCCGCCCGGCCCTCCGCCGTCGATTCGATCGTGACGAAGCAATCGGTGGCCACCGCCTCGAAGGCACCAGTGACAATCTCGCGGGCCTTGTGCGGGAACTTGGCGCAGATCTTCCCGAACTCGGACACGTGCAGGTAACGCAGCGTGCCGCCTCGGAAGGACGTGGAAACGTAGATCGATCCGCCTTTGCTGAACACCAGTTCGCCGGATGCGTCATTGCGCGCCGGGTTGGCCTTGCGGATCTCGACCGGCAGGTTGTCGTACGCGTACTTGACCTTCTCCCGGAACAGGCGCTTGGCGTCGTTCAGGGTGTGGGCAATCAGCGCGCACTTGGCCGACTCAAACAGGGCGGCATCCAACTGGATGATGCAGCACTCGGTGGTGAAGCCGAGCTGCCGGGCCTTCAGGATGATGTTGCGGGTATGCAGCCCGTCGAAGTACTCGACCTGCTCGTCCGTCATCCGAAAGCGGACCTTCTTGCCCTGCTTGTCGGTGATGAAGTAGAGGTTGTTCAGGCGCCAACGCTTATCCCGGAGCAGCTTCATGTGCTCGGGCTTCATGTCAGGCTTCCTTCGATAGGTCATCCATCAGTTTGGATAGTTCGTCCGAATCTCCGGGCTGCTCTTTGTCGTCCAGGCCGAATGCCTGACGCTCAAGGACCTGCAAGTTCTTCATGGCCGATGACAACTGAAACAGCGTCTTGGCGTTGCTCGGCAGGCCGACAGCGGAGAGCATGGTCGCCCGGCGCATGCCGTTGCTGTCTTCCTTGGTCTCTTCGTCGATCGCGTCTTCGATCTCTTCGCGCTTGCTGATGGTCGTCAGCAGATCATCCATCAGCAGGTTCGCGAGGTTCGTGGCCTTGCGAATGTCACGGCGATGACTGCGAACAACCCGGGCGCCTTCCTCTGCGGCCTCCTCGACTATCTCAGCATCACGCTCAGGGTTCGCACATTGCTCATCGCGAACCTCGCCGCGAACCAACTTGTTGCGAACCTCTTTGCGCACCTGCTCGGAAAGGTCTCTCGCCCATCCAGAGGCCTTGGCCTTCTTGCGGATCGCGGTGTCGCTGATCCCGTTGCGGTCAGCGATGGTTCTAATGGAAAGCGCACCAGCCCGGTAGGCTCGTTCAATCGCCTCCCAGTCGGGTTGCTTTGCTGTCATTGGGTTCTCGACTACTTGAAAAGGTTGGCGGTTGCCGGTATTGATTGGATTCAACTCAACGCAAGGAGAGCAGCATGGCGCGCTACATCGTCAAACCACCGCAACCGAAAGAAAACGTAAAGGGCTTCGAAGTCAAAGACGAAGACTCACGCCCTATGTATGAAGCCATTCACTTCCATATCGTCGATACGGTTACCGGGAAGCACGCAGGTGATTTCGAGCATGAGGCTGATGCCATTGCCCGTGCTGCGGAGTTGAATCACTCAAACCCTTAAGCGCAGCGCCTACTCGGCCTTGATGGTCAACGTTCTGATCTTGCCGCCAGTGCAGTTATCACGCTTCATGGCCATCTCGACGGCCTGATAGGCTGTGGCGCCCATGTCCATTGCGGTGAGGGCATGCTCCGATCCGCTGCCGAGGGCGTAGGGCCGATCTTGAATCAGGGCCGACTTCCAGAAGCCAGAGGTCTCGTCTACAGCGGAATGCCACACAACGCCGTCAGCCACGATCAGCGCGACCGCTCCACAACTGGTGACTTCATTGCCGAAGTAGGCGCTGATGATGCTTTCGAAATCAGCGGTAGACCCTGAGCACACGAACTTGACGCCATCACGCTCCAGGCACTTGTCGAAGTCGTCGTAGGTGATCTGGTTGCCGCGAGTGATCCGACCGTCATAGGCGATCACGCCGTCTTTGTAGGCAATGGTCGTCATCAGCAGCTCCCAGGCGGTCATGCACAATTAATTCGATGGTCTTGAGTGCTAGGCGCTTGTGCGGGTACAGGTCAGCCCACGCATCTAGCATGCCGAGCACCGGGGCATTCTTTCGCCCGATCCGCGAGAACTTCATGACCGCTGTCAGCAAAGGAATGACGCTACGGATGACCGTCATCCGTTGCCCTCATCGATCACTTCAACCTTACGGAACCGAATAGCCTTCTCGGCTTGAGCGGACACGATGTCCGTGTCGACCTCCATGCCGATCATCCAGGCGAAGACGTAGCAGGCTCTCAGGTAGAGAACGAACCACCACGGCAGATAGGCCTGCAACTGGAAGGTCTTGGCCATATCGTCACCATGCGGGGTTGCAACAAACTGCCAATATTCCGAGCGTTGCCGGCCTATTCGAGCAATCTATTGCGTGTGGAGTGGCGCCCGCACGAAGCCAGGCACCCTTTGGTTTAATCGGGAAGCTTGCAGACATGCCCACGCCGGGCGATCGCGTACAGGATCACCGCCGCGTGAAGCATCATCGTGAACGGACTGACCGGGTGGCCTTTGATGTTGAAGATGAAGCTGCCGAACGCGGCGATGGCCACCAGGTAGAACGAGATGCTCAGCAGAGGCTCGTCCATGGGGCGCACGCGGCGCAGGTACTCGGCAGCAGCAATCACCACCAGCACGCACAGGAATGCATCGACGACTTGAAGGATGGTATGCATTACGCACCTCCCGAGACGCCAAACATTCCCGGTAGCGCTTTCTTCAACAAGGGAATGATGTTCATGGCCAGCAGGCCAATCAGAAACGCGACGCCGTATTGAGTTTCACCGCCCGGCTCCAGCTTGAAGAAGCCGATCGCCAGAGGCGTGCAGAAGATCGCAGAGCTGAACCCAGTGAAGAATGCCCAGATGGCCTGCTTGCGGGTCAGGCCCTGTAGGAACGTCAGCGAGAGGATTGCTCCTGCGAAGCCAGCAATGATGATGCCGTACTTAGCGAGCAAGACGCCGGCGGCTGTGGTGCTCGCGGGTTCGGCCATGTCGATACTCCAAAAAACCAAAATAAAATAAACACAAGTGTTTACACTGAGCACTTATGTTTATATACTGAACCCATCAACACAACAGAGGAGAGCTGATGAAATACAACGAATTCCGGCGATGGCTGGCGGCCCAAGGGGTCGAATTCTCGAAGTCAGCAAATGGCAGTCACTTCAAGATTCGATACAAGGACCGACAGACGATCTTCCCAAGCCACGGCGCCAAGGAGATAGGCGAAGGACTTAGGAAGGAAATCATCAAACAACTGGGCCTCAAGGACTGAGGCTCTACCCGGAATGCGAAACATCAGCTCCCCTAAAGAGAGGAACCCTATGTACTCATACAAAATCGTTGTTCATGAGGAGCACGATCACTTCTGGTCATCGTGCCCGGACATCCCAGAAGCACACAGCGCCGGCGATACCTTGGAGGAGCTGCTTAAAAATGCAGTCGACGGGATCACCTTGGCGCTTTCGATCTATGTGGATCAGCGACGCGAGATCCCGCACGCATCCGGCGCTGGGGATTACTACGTCCGGCTGTCTGGCGTGACAGTGGCGAAGGCGATTCTGTGGAATCAACTCATCCACACCGGAAAGACGAAGGCCGATCTGGCCGCAATGCTGAAGATCTCTCCAACTGCGGCCGCGCGCCTGGTCGACTTCGAGCACACGTCAAAACTCGAGAGCCTGGAGGATGCTTTGGCCTGCTTTGGTCTACGGCTTATGGTCACAACTGACGCAGCTTTCGCAGCAAGTACGCCGGTTACGTCTACACCTTGAGATGTCCGCAAACGTAGAGCCCTGCTCGATGGCGGGGCTCTTGAATTGGTCCCGCATGTGCGGGCAGTCGGCGTTGGTTGATCTCGCCACTCAGCTGCTCGTGGCCGCCAGACGCCCGCTTACGGCGGCGAGTCGTGTATCGAATAGGTGCGGGTGGCCGGCGCTGATCTCCGGCTTGGGGTCGACGTAGCGCGCTCGCCCCGCTTATAGCTACGGTAGCCGCTCATCAGCCTGAGCATTCACCCACAAAGCAAAAAGCCCGACTCAACGGCCGGGCTTTTTTGTGTCAATCCCTAACGCGCAAGATCGACAGGATGGGTAAATAATACGAACTGGCGAAATGAAATACAAGCACTATTTATGCCACTTCATTAAGCAGCCTCTTCACCCAATACTCCTGCCTCTTCAAGGATCACCTGAGCCTCCACCAGCGCGTCATCCACAAGGCTTTCCAGAGTCTTCTTGATCGCCTTGTTCCAGAGCTGATAGGTGCGCTCAGTCATGCCCTGATTGTCCCAGGTGTTCATGTCGTAGTTCGAATCAGCGAGGACTATCGCCCCATCCCGCCGACTGGTTCCGCGCTTGGCCGCTGATGCGTTCGCGCGCTCGACAGCGGCCTTTGCTGCCTCTACCCGCCACGCTGGTACGTCTTCGTCGAACTCAGGCGCCTTGACCTTCAAAGGCTCCCGGCGAACGCCTTTGATCTGAGGGATTGCCCATGCAGTCACGGCCTTGCGAGTGAACAGCTCCGGCGCCGGACTGGTCACGATCGCCACCAGACGCCCGGTCGCTTCGATTTTGCGGCCGTTGTGCGTGCTGAACTTGGCGGTTAGGGCGAACCAGTGACGCTGGCTTAGGACCTTGTGCAGCAGCTTGTGGACGATGCAGTCCTGAAGCAGAGCAGCCTCCTTCCCAACGATCTCCCCCTTCTGCTTAGCGCACTGCACCTTCGGTTCAAAATCACACCCACCTGCCGAGTTGATGGTCTCGGCGGCCAAGGCACGGACAACTGCGGATACCACGTTGCGATAGTTCATGCTGCCACCTCCTTGAGCATCGACGGGTGTACGGTGTGACGAGCCACTTCGCCATGCTCACGGTGCAGGACGATGGCCTTCATGTTCTGGCGCGATCTCCAGCCGCCGGCGTGGGCGTAGCTGTCACCTGGTGCAAGCGTGTTGAACGACTCGACGGTGCAGCCCGGGTACTCCTTCTTGCTTTCGTGGTGGATGTGGCCGGTCCACCAGTAGCGGTGCACGGTTTCGCCCCAGTCCTTGGCGCGGTCAGTCGCCATGACGCCCGGTAGCTTGTCGGCCTTGCTGGTGTGCCCGTGGTGCATGCCAATGAGGTTCTTGCCCCAGCGGTAGTAGCTGAAGACGCTCGGCGAGGTTTCGACGGTAACGCGAGGCTCGTTCGCGTAAAGGTGTGCGAACAGGCGGCTCAACCATACGGCGCCGGTTTCGTCGTGGTTGCCGATGACGTGGACCACATGCACAAACTTGTGCTTGGTCAGGGCCGACTCGACGCACTGGCGCATAGCGAGAATCAGGATGTCGACCATCTTCGCGTAGCGGCTGTCTGCGTCCAGGTGGTGGCCACTGCGCGGAGTGATGGCGGCCATGGAGTCATAGTGAGCGGCATCACCTAGGTTCACGATGATCGCTGTCTCGGTCGGCGGCGCTGACTCGACCAGTGAAGCCATGGCGGCGCAGTGCACGCGCTCGGCGATGCTCAGGTCCCAGTCTTCGCCGCACTCCTCCGCCCAGATGTATTCGCCGAAATGTGGGTCGCCGATCGGGTAGGCCGTCATCAGATCTGGCAGGTAGCTGCCAGTGAATGGGCGCGCCGGCACATGCGGCAGATCCTTCACCGCTGCCTCGCACGAGGCCTTAATGAGGGCCTCTAATGCTTCGCCGTCAGTGTTCGTCTTCACCCACGACAACAGCGGCTCAGTCTCGCCGCGGCGCATCAACTGGGACGTCCCTTTGATCTTCAGGAACGATGGCAGCTTCGTGTCGATGTGCATTTCCGGGATGTGCCCCTTCAACGCCAGTTTGGCCTTGCGCCGCTGCAAGGTCCGGATATCAATCCCCAGGTGCTTGGCAGCCTTGGCCACGCTCATGGTGTCGAGCGCCTCAATGACCTGTTCGTCGGTGACCTTTCGCTCGACCATTATGCTGCTCCTGGGAGTGGTTGGGATTTCTGTGCGTTGCATGCCTGCCAGCCAATCCAGCAGCCGTGCATGTAGGCGTGTTTGTTGTAGTCACCGCTAGGGCCGCGCAGCTTCATCATCTCGGCCAGGGTCAGGTCGTTTCCGGTCACGTGGAGATTCCGCAGAGCAAACCATTGCTCGAAGCTTTGGCGAACCTGATCACTCATGCGGCCACCTTCTGCGAGCTGAGATGTTCAACACATGCCGCCTTGGCCTTTTCCAGATCCTTGCCCGAGTGCAAGATCTTGCTGGCCGGTGCAGGCGACCGGGAGACGTAGGCGTGCCCGTGCTCGAGCGCGTACTTGCTGATCAGGTAACCCTCGTCGGATGAGATGCAGTGCTTGCTGCCTGCGACTGGCCTCCAGTTCATGGCCGAATCCCCCGCGCGATCCGGTCCCGGCGCAGCAGGCGGCGGCAGGACTCAATGAGTCCACCGGCTAGCACCAGCATGAAGCCGAGCCACAGGTGAAGCAGGATGTCGCTAGGGATAGTGCTCATGCTGCGGCCCTCTTCAGTTCACGGGTTTTGGCGCGGTATTCGGCGGCAATGGCTTTGAGGTCTTCGATGGTGTAGCGCTTGGCCTCATGAGGGCCTTCCAGCCATTCAACAAGCTCGGCACCGATCCGCTTCACCAGCTCAATGCGGTAATTCACGATGTCGCCTGACTTGTGCGTGTTGCATGGCGAGCATTGGCGGTGGCAGTTGAGTGGCTCGAAGCGCAGAGCGGGATTGCTCCCGACAGTCCGGTAATGCCCTGCGTCGTACTTGCCCTGGTGGTGACGACCGCAGCTGATGCACGGCAGCTTGGCGTCACGCTCGCGCACCCAGGCGTTGAAAGCGGTCTGCGCCTCACGCATGTACTGGCCCTTTGGCTTAATGCGCTCCTTGGCGGCACGCAGCTCCTTGCGACCTACATCAGCGAGAGCCTTGCGGGCCTTCTCCTGATTCACGTCCTTGGTCGCCAATCCGCATGACGGGCTGCATACCTTCTGCCCGAGGCGCTGAGGCTCGAATGAGGCCCTGCACAATTCGTTGATGCAGGTCTTTGGCTTGCGCGGCTTCGAGGGGAGAGTCATGCAGCCTCCTTGCTCAGCAGGTCGCCGAAGATCACGCCTTTCTCGGTGAAGTCGGCCACGATGCGGTCCGTGTAAGCGATGCCTTGGGCGCGGTTGAACAAGCTGGTGACAGGAAAACCGTCAGGCCCGAACAGCTTGCAGTCGCCCATCATGGCCAGCTTCTCTTCGTACGGCAGATGACGCATGACCCGATACCAGGAAGCCTGGAACTCTGGGTCATCGTTCAGCAGGATCTGCACGCCGAAGTGCAGCTTGCAGTGCTTGCGTGCGTCTGAGGCATCACCGATCTGCGTCATCTCGGCAATGCGCTTGTAGAAGGCAAACCACAGTGCGTTCTGGTCGAGCGTGCGGTCCTTGCCCGGGCGCAGGGACACCACCACGAACTTCTTCTCGCGGAACATGGCGGTGAGCATGCCGATGGCTTCGGTGAGCTTGCTGGAGCTGTTCACGCTGATCTTGTCAGTCATGGCTGGTCTCCTTGCTCATAGCGGTGCCATTTGGCAGGCCGCCGCAAATATCCACCAACATCATGGACATATTTGCGACATCCGCCGCGTACTCGCAGATGCCATCGCCATTCCCGTCTTTCACAGCTTTCTGAAGCTTGCTGAGGTGGTAATAGATTTCCAGGAGGCACGTGTCAGATGACATGGAAAGCCAGCCTGGACGATCGCCTTTGCCAGCATTGGCGTGCAGTTCTTTTTCCATCATCTGAATGAATGGATTAAGGACATCGTCATACTTGCTCATGACTGCACCTCTGAAGCGAAGTGCTTGCGACCAGACCAGGCCGTGCAGAGGATCGCAATCCACGGCAATGTGGCGAACGCTGGGTAAGCAGTCAGCCAGAAGATCACTGGCGGAACGCCGTCTCGAGACAGCATTCCCACAGCAAGTAGCGCAGGCCATCCAAAGCCAATGCCCAACCCCGGGTGAGCTGCGAGTGATAGGCGAAACATTTTCCAGTTGCTCATAGCCGCCGCACTCCCTGCTTCACCAGTGCTTCACGCTCAGCACAACCCACGCACAGCTTCACGCCCTTGACCGCATTACGGCGGCCTTCCGGGATGTCCTCGTCACACTCTTCGCACTCAGTGGCGCTGATGCCGGTGTAACGGGGGATCTGGGCAAGCGCGTGGTCGCGGATTTGGTCAATCACGATGTCAGCGTCATCTGCTACGTCAGCCATGGGTAATCTCCTGATCCTTGTTCTTGCCGAATTTCGAGAGCAGCAGCGCGCGGGCGGACTTTCCGTCAACCGGGATGCCTTGCTGGAGGATTCGTGCCTTGGTTTGTTGGTCGGCCAGCTCGTTGGCCAGCTCGAAGGCGGACTTCTGGCTGTCGTGGCCGATGCCGGTGAGGATCTTGCCGTCGAGTGGCTCGCCGTCCTGGGCGCGGCGAATGACGATCGCGTAAGCCCGGTCAAACCGTGCCCGAAGCGATTTGTCTTCCTGCTTGGCAGCGCGCAGGTCGAAGACCCCCGTCTCATTGGCAGCGATCCGCACGCCGTCGTGGCTGTAGGCGCCGATCAAGGCCTCCAGCCATGCGTCTGCCGGCGAAGGCATGCCGAAGTCCTCAGCACTCGGCGTGCACATCGCGATGAACTCGCCAACGCTCGGCGCGAATGGCTTGCTGAGCTTCCGGCACTTCTGCACGCCGAACTCGATCTGCTCCAAGGTGCGAATACCGACGGCAGCGAACTCCTTGATCCATTCGGCCTTTGCAGCATCAAGCGCCTCGGTCGACGGCCAAGCTTGGCGCCACGCCGGAAAGATCCCACGCAAGCGGCGGAACAGATCGTTCACCACTTCGGCCGTCTGAGGCGTCACAGGAAGTGGCTCAGGACGCTCTACGGCCTGAAGGCTGCCCGAGCTGGCCATGAGTTGCGTCACGGTCTTCATGGGCTCACCACAAGCCCTTCAGCCCAAGCGCTGCTGTCGAAGTCAGGTTCGGCGGACTGGCGGCGAACAGGGAACGGACGAACGTTGCTGGCGGATGCGAAGTCGCGCTTCACCCACTTAACCAGCAGGCTCACCCAAGACGCCTGTGTCTCGAAGCGGCCAGATGCCGAGTAATGGCAAACGAACGCGGCTGTCGCGTCGTCCGTAAAGGCGTTGACAGGAATAGCCATGCGCAAGGCATAGGCCTTCAGCAGCTTCTCGTCAGGCTTCCACTCAAGGGTCATCTCGCATGGGGACTTTGGGTCGGTTGAAGTTTCAAGACCCGCGCCTAGTGTGTTGTGTTCTTCAGGAATCAGTGAATCAGGAATCAGGGCGTTATCTAACGGTGGATTAACGTTAGATAACTGTTCCTTAACGTTAACCAACGTTGAATCAACGTGGACGAGCCTTGCGACGCCGGTCACAACACCATTGGCCTTCCTGTCATTAATGGTCAGGAAGCCGTTTTTGTCCGGCAGGACGCTGTCCTTCTCTGTGCCGTGGGGGCGCTGATGTTTCTGGAAGCTGAGTATCTCGATGATGGACAGCTCGCCGACCTGGTAGCGATCAACGAAACCATTAGCTGCAAGGGATGCGAGTCCGGCAGGAACGTCGTAGGTGTCGCACGGGAACAGCTCCATCTTGATGCGCTTCGGACGCTCTTCAAGGCGGCCTTCGCGATCAGCAAGGCACCACAGACCAATGAACAGAAGTCGATCAAAAGGAGGGAGATCAGCGAGGACTTCATTGGTGAAGAACCCCGGTTTTATGTTGCGTGCTCTGGCCATAACTACCACTCCTTTTTGGAGGAGTGCGCGGCATTATTAAGGCCCTGTACTTTTGATTTTGAGTCGGACATAATCAGCTCCAGAACGTTGTAGAAAGCGTTAACAAAAAAGCCGACCTAGTCCGTCGGTTTTTTTGTGTCTTTGATTTGAGTGGCTTCACTTTTAAGGCCCTCTTCAGGCTTGGCTCTCGCTGATGAGTACGGTCGCCGGAATGGTTGAATCGTCCCTGACATCGTCTTGGGTCTCGTTCGTGCAACGATGTGTTTCTCAATCAGTTCCTTTGCTAGCTGCTCCGGAGGAATTCCGAGTTCTTTGGCTGCTTGCCGCAGTAGCTCGATATCCTCTTCATCCGCGAGCTGTCTCAACGACAGATCGTCTTGGTTCTCAGGCATGTAGCCTCCGCTTAGGGCCTTCAGGCCTTCTCTTGAAACCGGGTAAGCTCATCCCTCATCTGCTGAATTGCAGCCTTGAGAATTTCACGTGCGAGAACGGCCTTTTGCGTCCCATGGATTTTTGCCAGAGAGCGCAGGTACTCGTCGTACTCGTCACTCAGGCGAACCTTTGTTTCGTTGTGATTTAGGTGCTTGGGGTCTTCGTACATCGTTCGTTTCCTTTCGTGGTTAGAAATGGTTAAGCGGCAGTGGATTGCGCGGGCGCGGAGCAAAGCTCTCTCGCGGTGATCACCCCACCAGTCAGCTCTTCAGCAAGAAATGCTTTGTCTGCGCTCATGCGGGTAATGCCGGTGGCCCAGTACGAGACCGAGGCCTGGGAAACGCCGAGCGCCGCTGCTGTTTTGGTCTGGCTGCCGAAGTACTCGACAAGTCGTTCAATGGGGGTCATTCGAGAGCCCTCCTGATAAGCCTGCTTATATCCTAGGGATGCGGAGGCTTATTTGCAAGAAGATAAGAGGGCTTATAACGTTGTGAAGATGAATACTCTTGCCAACCGCATAAAAATGGCTCGCCAAGGCGCCCGCCTGACGCAGAAGAAGCTCGCTGAGCTTGTGGGTGTTGAGCAGCCAGTCATCTCTCAGCTTGAGACTGGGAAAAACCTCCAAAGCGCGCATATCGCGAAGATCGCCCACGCCTGTTCTGTTAGCGCTATTTGGCTCTCTGATGGCATTGGTGAGATGAAAGGTCGGCTGACGCACATCGAGGCCAACGCCGAGTTGCTGGGGGATATGGATACCTGGGAGGATGGCGAATCCTTAGATGACGACGAGTATGAAATCCCGTACTTTGCAGAAGTCGAATTCGCCGGTGGACAAGGTATGTCTGAAGTCGTTGAAATTGCCGATAGAAAGCTTCGATTCAGCGGTGCCACATTAAAGGCCGCCGGGGTTGAAGCGAAAAGCGCCGCTTGCGCCAGGATCAAAGGTCGCAGCATGGAGCGTCTCATCCTGGATGGAGCCGCCATCGGCTTCGACTTGGACGACACTTCAATCATCGACGGCGAGATCTACGCCTTCAATCAGCTGGGCATGCTCAGGGTTAAGTACCTTCACCGGCTACCTGGTGGCAGCGTCAGAATCCGCAGCGAGAATTCGGAAGATTTTCCTGACGAGGTTATGACTGCCGAGCAGTTCGCTGATGATGTTCGGATGCTTGGCCGAGTTTTCTGGTGGTCCACCGTTCGGCGATCCCCTCGCCGCAAGTAATCGCCACCCTGGAGGGATCCATATGCGAGCTTTGTCGATTTGCCTTGCTTTCGGCATTTTGTCGTTTTCTGCCATATCACAAGGCGGTGTGTTTGAGGATAAAACCAACCGGTTTAACGGGGTCCGCTCTGTTGGGTGGAATACAATCCCGAATGAGGCGGAAAGTTTTGCTGTCACGACCGATGCCTATTACTCAAAAGGCTCCACCAAGCCTGACGGGTATTTCGTTCAGATAATCACGTTTGCCGATGCCATGCAGTACAGCGGATGCAGCCATGTCGATTGGCTGGTGGATGGCGAGCCCGCGCCATACCTTGTGGCCAAGTACAGCAGTGACTACACAGGGTCCGCAGCTATTGAGAGATTTAACTTGGAGCTTGATCGCGCCTCCCTGGAAAAACTTGGAGCAGCGAAGCTCGTTGAATTTAAGATCTGCACCACCGAAAGCTCCATCAGCGCCGACGACATGGAAGGCTTGCGTAAGGTCCTAGCGCAAACGAAATAGAGAATACCGAAACCCAGAACCCGCCATTGAGCGGGTTTTTTTTCGTCTCCTGAAAAATATATAAGCAATCTTATTGACCGCCGCGATAAGCAGGCTTATATTCTGTTCAACGCCACAGAACAACGAGGCGCCAGGGCCTGAAAGGGACCGACCGCTCTTTAACAGTTAGGGATCCTCGCCATCGACTACCCCGGGTTTCAGCCGGTAAGTGCGAGCAACAAATAGTCGATGCCATGCCAGCTCTGGAACTGGCCGTGCTCACCAGATGTGAGCACGCGAAACCACGCAAGCCAGCCAGGAAGAACACCGAACACGAAATGTGTGACCTGGCCAGAGATACGAATCGGGCGATGCGCGTGGCGGAGATGAAAACAGAATTGAATTAGCGATCCCGATAGCCTCGGCTGGGAACGCCGGACCTCATGCACCCTGCCACCATCAGCCAGGGCATTCAGAGCTGTAGCGTGCATGTTGTAAGGACCTTTGATCCATGGCGAACAAATGCTGTTTGACGCCGTGGGGAGGAAGCTCGAAGCCCAAACCAAAGAGACTCACGACCTGCAATCAGCAGCGGGTACGGAGCGGCGCCAGTGCCGAGGACTGGATGACAGCCGGAAAGACGGCCCGATCCTCTCTATGAGAGCGCATCGGGGTGTGATCTGCGGATCGGTTCGACGGTAAGAAGGCCGGTATCGCCACAGATATGCAGCGCAAGGTGATGGGCGCCCAGTAGCCAAGCGCGTAAGTCTTCCGGGTTCGATTCCCGGGCAGATCACACCCCGATGCGGAAGAGTCCACACCGCGCAACGCGGCCCCCTGCGTCAACCCTGCTGAAGCAATAACCGGTCGCTGCCTCCAGCAGAGAGCGACCGGATATCAGATGGCTTCCTGCTGTTTCAGGCTGGCCATCTGGCTTTACAAATGCCTCTCACACCCCGGGAGGCATTTGAAAGCCACGAACAATCCCGACAAGGACACCAACATGACAGCTCAACTGACCACCCTCACCTGCGGCGAATCAACGATCAGCAGCCCCGACAAGGCGCTGGTGCTTCAGTTTGCGAAACTCGTGCTTGGCGGTGACCAGGTGAAGGTTGCGGCGAACTCGGCGGTGCCTGCGATCGGCACCTACTGGGAAGGCCAAGGCGGCGTGTATGCCGGCTTGATGCGCGGCGAGGATCGCCATCCCGATTATCACCTGATCGTTCCGACCGCAGCCGCGGTACTGGGTGTGAAACTGGCATGGGGCGGTCACGGAACTGAGACATCAGACTGCACGTTTCGCCGCGACGGCATGGCCAACACCATCGCCCTGATGGAGGGCGATCATCCGGCTGCGCAGTTCTGCGCGAACCTCGAAGTCGAAGGTCACGGCGACCTCTACCTGCCAGCCATCAGTGAGCTTGCCCTGTGCATGGCGAACGTACCGGACCTGTTTGAGAAGGAGTGGCACTGGAGCAGCACGCAGCGCTCCGCCTACGGCGCGTTCGGCGTGGACTTCGGTGATGGCCTTCAGAGCGGCGGCGTCAAGTACGGCGAGCTCCGCGTCCGCCCCGTCCGCAGATTGCCTATTTGATTATTCCTTTATTGCTTTTGATCTCCGTGCACGTCCGCCGGACGAAAACGGCCCGATATCTCCATGGTGATGGAGAGTGCATCGGAGAACACCTCGAATCGTCCTGTGTGCCAATGTCGTTACAGGCGAGGTGCTCTACCGATGCAGATGAATGCGCAGGCTGATGCGTAGTTAACGTCAACGAGTGGCGGATCTGAACATGGGTATCCATCCCCTAACTCGCGCAAATCGCGAAACACTCGTTATGCCGGGATCAGCTCCGGCCATCTGCACACCATTCCAGCTGTCATGAATTACTTGACGGTTCAACCCAGCGCGGAGGATTGGCAGCCATGTAACAGATAGCCGACTCCCCGACGCCTCATGCGCCCGGGCGTTACGTACGGTGGTAAAGGCCGGCTTTCGAGTCGGCCTTTTTGTTGGGCGACTGGAGGTGAAGTCATGAGCCATGTCATCGAAGTAAAACAAAACCCGGACAAATCGTGGACTGCAACTGGCGGATCGAGCATCACCGTTGTGAGCGTGACATGCATCACGCGGCACAAGGCGGTGACAAATCTTGACGCTGCATTGACGGCAATCACTTCGAAGGTGAAGCCATGAAACGCACCCCAAGAATCTCCCGCAAGCCCCGCCCTGACGTCCACGACTGCGCCAAAGGCCGGATGCACGACCCTGTCGCCAAGAAGATCGTTACCACTATGCCGGGCGGGAATATCGCCTGATTGGAGTAATTCATGAGCAAGCACGTCAGCAAGATCATGTACGCCAGTGAGATCTTCAAGCCGAGTAGCCTCGATGGACACTTCGGCGGTGGGTTCAACTCTCGCGTCCAAGGCGTTGAATTTTGTGTAGCCACTGATGGTGCATACAAGGCAGAGCGTATGCAGGGTTGGTGGAGGGCAGACGAAATGATCAACACCGGCAAGATCTACTTCGTTCATCCATTTCCGCACGGTCAATGCAAGTTCACCGGCTTCGTGTATGGCGGCACCTGGGCCTGCAACGGTTGCAATACCGACGGCTTCCAAAAGCCTTGGTGGGCAGTCCGAGTGATGAAAGACGGCGCCGCATGGTGCGTAGTCGGCGAAGGCTTCCAAGACCTTCAAACCTCAGACAACTACGCCTACGGCGACACCCGCGAAGAGGCCCTAAAGGCTTACGCCCAACTGATGACTCAATCTGTCGCCGCCTGACCACCACGCCACTCTGGAGGCGACCATGAACGCAGCATTGATTGCTCAGTTGAACTTCGAAAACCGTCAGCCGCCTCCAGTCAGCGAGAACGCTCGTGAGATGGCGCGGACTGAGTGGCTGTACAACGCCGCCGAAGAGCTGCTGCGCGGCGTCAGCGTGTCCTTCCAGCGCCGCATGCGTAAGCCACAAGGCGTGACGGCAGAACAGTTCGCCCTGGCAGTCGACGAATTCGTTAATAAACGCCTCGCTGACTGCGAAATCGATACTTCGGCGCTGGGATGGCTACTGATTGCCGCCGAGCGCGGACAGGCCGACAAGATCTCGGCAGCCGAACTGCTGGGCCAAAGCGATCACCCGCTGGGCAAGCTTGGCGAGATCGCCGAGACACTTCTCCGGCCGCTGGCCGACGACGCACTCAAGGCTCAGGCCGAGGAATCGCAATGAGCCCGCACATCCTGATCGACGAAGACCTCGATGTGCTGAGCCATGCCGGATGTCCCGACAAGTACGAAACCTTGGTACTGCACAACATCACCGGCTTCTACATGGCACACGTCATCACCCTTGAAGAGTTCAACCACTACTGCAAAAGGCTGAATGTCGCCATCGCGCATCGGCCAAGGAGTGCGGCATGACCATCATCGCGAGAAACGCCAAAGCAATGACCGAAGCCCTGAATCGTCAGGGCTTTTTTCTGGTCGCTGATTTACCCAAGCGCATCAAGGTTCAGATCCGGCGCGGCATGCTGGTTGTGAGGCTGCCATGAAGTCCCGTCTCGGAACCCGCGTCTACACCTTCCAGGAACTGATGAACCGCATCGACATGGAGTTCTGGTCTGTCCATCGTCATGGGCATGAGCAGTACACGTTCGTTCCGGTTCAATACAGGGGGAATTGAGCATGATCCGCTGGCTTAGAACTCAGCTGGAACGATGCCTGATGGATCGGGCATTCCGAACCCTTCACGAAAAGATCGAGGATCAGGACAAGCAGATCCGCAACTTGCTGGCGGCCCGTGAAAAGGTGGCCGGCCACATAAAGCACAAAGAGCAAGAGGTGAAAGTTGTCGTCAAGGAAAAGCGCGTCAACCAAAACGAGCTGGACCGCCAGATCGGCATCAATCGAATCCTGAAGCGGAAGCGGCATCTGGAAAGTGCCCGGCAGCGCGCAGTCATCCAGCAGCTTCGAGACTTTGTCGACAACGCCACGTTCCTGAAGATTTGCGAGAGCGTGCAGAGGTTGCCTGACAGCGAATTCATCTCTGACCGTGAAGAGGTTGCCCAATGAAAATCACATTCTGGCTCCTGGCCTTCGGCCTGACCGTCCTCCTCTTCCAATACAGCCTGTTCAAAGAAGACGGTGCGCCTCGGCAGATCAGCCTTCCTGTGGCGGTGGCGAGATGACCTCCTACCAGCGCGCCAAACGCTTCTACATGTGGCGCGGCTCCGCAATCGTCCTCCTCGGTTCCACCTTCGTGATGCTGGCCAGCGCCCTCGCTGATCGGATCACCCAATAACTCGAACTCATACGCCGCCTGCATGGCGGAAGGAATCCCCATGTCTGCGAATCAACTTGCCGTCACCATCGACGACATCAGCGAAGCTAATGCACCGGTCATCTACGTGAAAGACGGCCTGAAGCCATTCCTGCAAGCGGTGAAGGAGGAGGTCAGCTCCCAGGTGCCGGACCTGAAGACCGCCAAGGGCCGCGAGCGCATCGCCTCCCTGGCCGCGAAGGTCAGCAAGTCTAAGGTCGCCGTCGAGAAGCCAGGCCGTGAGTACCTGAAGCGCCTGAAGGAAATGCCAAAGGTGGTCGAGGCTGAGTTGCGCGAGTTCGTCGACGCCATGGATGCGCTGCGGGACGAGACGCGCAAGCCGCTGAGCGACTGGGAAACCGAACAGCAGGCCCGCAAGGACAAGCACGTCGATGCGGTTCAAGCCATTCACGACTTCTGCGCCGACCTGACCGATGTCAGCGCAGCGGACCTGCTGGAATCCATCACTTTGGTCGAAGCCGTGCAGATGGGTGACCACTGGGAAGAATTCGAAACCGAGGCCGCCCGGGCCAAGGAGTCGACGCTGACCAAGTTGCGCGCCGCGCTCGCCACCCGCCAGCAATACGAAGCCGAGCAGGCCGAACTGGTCCGGCTGCGCGCCGAGGCCGAAGCGCAAGCCCAGCGTGACCGCGAAGCACAGATTGCCCGGGAAGCCGAAGATCGTGCCCGTCGTGAAGCCGAAGAGCGCGCACAGGCCGAGCGCGATGCTGCGACCAAACGTGAGGCCGAGGCCAAGGCCGCCGCGGATCGCAGGGAGCTGGAACTGACGCTTCAGGCCGAACAAGCCGAACGCCAAGCAGTTCAGGCAAAGGCTGACAAACTGGCCGCCGAACAGCGCGCCGAGCAAGACCGCATCGCTGCCGAGCAGCGCCAGGCTGAAGCGGTTGCGAAGGCTCAGCGCGACGAGATTGCTCGCCAAGCAGCAGAGGCTGCCCGGGTGAAGCTCGAAGCCGAAGCTCGCGAAGCCGACCTTGAGCACAAGAAGAAGACCAATCGCGCTGCGCTGGAGGCGTTTGTCGCCGGAGGCATGACCGAGGAATGCGCCAAACAGGCCATCACCTTGATCGCCCAACGCAAGATCCCAGCCATCGCAATCACATATTGAGGTCGTCATGAGTCAAGTAGCCCTGGCCGAGCATGCAGATGCACGGCAGGTCGCCGCACCGGTGACCACCAACGAATCAACCGCGATGTTGACCATGATTCAGCGCGCCGCGACAGACCCAGCTTTCGATGCAGACAAAATGCAGAAAATGATGGAAATGTACGAGCGCCACACCGACCGCACTGCCGCTGCAGCGTTTAATGCCGCGATGGTGCGAGCCCAAGCGGAGATTGGCCCGGTGTTCCGGGACAAGTTCAACGCCCAGACGAACAGTGCCTATGCCGCACTGGAGTCCATCGATCGAAAGATCTCTCCGGTCTACACCTCGTACGGTTTCTCACTGTCGTTCGGCACAGGCGATAGCCCTCTGATCGGCCACATCAGAACGGTTTGCGACTGCATGCATGAAGCCGGGCATACGAAGCAGTATCACGTTGACCTGCCTATCGACGCCGCAGGCATCAAGGGAAGTGTCAACAAAACCGGTGTGCACGCCAGCGGCTCTACTTACAGCTACGCCCGCCGTTACCTGACGATGATGATCTTCAACGTCGTTCTAACAAATGAAGACGACGACGGGAACGGAGATCAAACGCGAAGCCTTGGCGAGCTCATGAATGAGTGGATACCGAAAGCTTACGCAGCCGAAACAAAGGACTCGCTCACGGAGATCTGGCAGGCGGGAGTGAAGGTCTCCCAAGACTTGAAGCCCACCGACAAACAGACAGCGACCGACCTCTATGAGGCCCTGAAGGTTGCTGTCACCACACGCGGCCAGCAACTCAGCAGCGCGACCGCCTCAGGAGGTAACCAATGATCATCATCAATTGCGCCCAAGGATCTCCTGAATGGCTACAAGCCAGGGCCGGCACTATCACCGCCAGCATGTTCAGCACCGCCCGCTCAAAGGTGAATGGGCTCACCGCCCAGCAGCGTACCTATGTCGACGCGATGCTGGCTGGTCATGGCGAAGCGAAAGCGCGGGATCTGGCCGGCTACAAGGCCGGGCCGAAGGCTGAAGTGGTGCAGCGTGCCCTGGACGGCGAGACAGTGGGCGAGCCTTCAAACGCCGCCCTCTCCTACGCCTTTGAGTTGGCGGTAGAGCGAATCGGTGGCGCACCACTGGATGGCGGGTTCGAGACTTGGCAAATGCGCCGGGGCCACGAACTCGAACCGGAAGCGCGCATGGAACATGAAATCCGAACTGGCCTGATCGTGACTCAAGTGGGTCTCGTGAAAACGGACGATGAGGCGTTTGGCGCCAGTGCCGATGGCTTCATCGGTGAGGACGGGGGCAGCGAGTACAAATGCTTCCTGGCCCCGGACAAACTTCGCGCATTCCACATCGACAACGATGCCAGCGATGTCATCGACCAGGTGCAGGGCTGCATGTGGATCACTGGCCGCAAGTGGTGGCACATCGGCATGTACTGCCCTCTGCTGAAACCAGTAGGCCGCCAACTCTGGCTGCAAGAGTTCAAGCGCGATGACGACTACATCGAAAAGCTCGAGGAAGACCTGTGGCAATTCAAGCTACTGGTAGACGGGTACGAGGAGAAACTGCGGAGCAAAGCAGCATGAACACATACGTCAGCACCGAGCTTTCCATGATCCAGATGCTCGACCCGCATCGCCACGAACTGGCCCTGCAAATGGAGGCCTTCCTGAACAAAGGAGGGACTATTGAGGTGTTGCAGGGGCCGAGCTTCATACCCCCACCGACTCGCCATGAACCTCCGCCGACGGTGAAGGCGAAGCCGGCCAAGCAGGTCGTCGAGACCACCTACATCGACAAGATCACCCAGCGCGATATCGATCGCGAAGAGCGCGCGGCGCAGCGAGCCAAGGACAAGGTCGATCGGATCGACAGAATTCGAAAGCTGGCCGAAACCATGACCTATGCCCAGGCAGTCCTGTGCACTGGACTGGCCCGCAGAACCTTGCAATCAATCGCCGCGGAGAACGGATTCAAGTTTCAGCCTTCCGCCAACAATGGCCGGAACAACGTGAAGCCCAACGCGATCGACGAGGCGCGCGACGCCAAGTATGCCGAGCGCATCAAGTCCTTTATGGAAGTCGGCCTTTCACGCAATCAGGCGATGGTTCAGCTCGGCATCACGTTCAAAACCTTCGCCCGACTCCTGAACAAGTTCGACATCGACTACCCGAAACGCAGAGCAGGGCCTCATCCGGCCTTCTTCCCGAAAACAAAGGAGGCATCACAATGAAAGCCGACACGATTTCAATCGAAGCTCAGGGAATCAAGATCAAAGGTGCGCCGGATCGTATGGTTCAGTTGCTGATGGCCGGCCTGCTCGCCCACACCCTGCCGCCTGCTGCGAATGTTCAGCCCATCGTTCCGGCCGACATCCCGGCGCTCGGCGCTGAATGGCCCGGGCAAGGCGGTGTCAACGGCGGCCTGGTTGCCGCGCGTGGCGATGTTCCGGCGCACTACCTGATCATCGCAGCCAAAGACGTCGGTGATCGCGAATGGGGTGGCCGCGGTACTGAGTTGAAAGGTCTCAGCAAGACCGACGGATACACCAACACCGAAGTGTTGTGCAGCGACGACGAAAAGCACCCTGCCGCGAACGCGTGTGCCGAGTACCAGGTTGACGGGCATCACGACTTTTACCTGCCGGCCGCCGCCGAGCTGTACCAGGGCTGGCTGAATTGCCCCGAGGTGTTCGCTCAGGACTGCTACTACTGGTCGAGTTCGCAGCGCTCCGCCTACCTCGCGTTCTACATGTACTTCGGTGATGGCGGTCAGTACTACAACGGCAAGGGCAACGAGCTCCGCGTCCGCCCCGTCCGCAGATTCTTTATTTAATCCTTCAATCATTCGTTCTTGATACGGCACCGGGCGCAGCAGCGCCTTTTTTGTTGCCTTCGAAAAGAGGAAAGACCATGTCTGCAGTTGAGCAAGCAGCACCCGCAGTGACCATCCCGGAAATCGGCCAGCCGTTTGGCGGCGGGTTCTTCAGCGGCATCACCCGCGACCCTGATACCGGCAAGCGCTACCTGAACATCACCGCTGGCGCCGAGCACGAACTGAAAGGTGCCTGGGGCGAGTACGTGAAAATCGAAGGTGCAGACAGTTTCACCAACAGCCGGGCCAACACCGAAGCCATGGCCGCCGCTGGCAGCGAACTGGCGCAGAAGGTGCTGGCTCTGGACATCGGCGGTTTCACCGACTGGGCGATCCCGGCCCGCGACGTGCAGGAACTCCAGTATCGCCACTTCAAACCGACCACCGAAGAGAACTGGGCCGGTCGCCGCGATGGAGATAACCCCAACAGCGAGCCTGTAGGTCTGTTGTACAGCGAAGAGTCGCCGGGCCAAACACCGCTGACAGCCTTCCAAGAAGGTGGCGCCGAAGCCTTCCGCGACACCTGGTACTGGTCATCCTCGCAGCGCTCCGCCTACGGCGCATTCAGCCTGTACTTCGATGATGGCACTCAGGGCGACTACGCCAAGGACGACGAGCTCCGCGTCCGCCCCGTCCGCAGTCAATTGCTTCAATAATTCGTTTATTCAATCCGGCCGCTTGCGGCCGGTTGCTCTTGGAGAGCACCCATTATGGGAATGCACACGGATTTGAGTATCTATAAGTCCTCGCTTGGCCTGCTGTTGATGGCCACGAACCTCACTCGCAACATCCCCCGAGATCTGAAGCAGTCTCTCGGGAAGCGCGTAATCGATGAGTGCATCGACGTGCTGATGTTGATTGCCCGAGCCAACTCGACTCGGGACAAGAGCCCACACCTGACCTTGCTCGTTGAGAAGGTCCAGGTCATCGAGTTTCTGATGCGACTCTTCAAGGAGAGCCGGTTCATCAGTGTCCCGCAACACGCCAATGCAATAGAGGTCACCACCTCGATTGGCAAACAGGCGTCAGCCTGGAAACGATCCACCCCAACCGCGCCCGCCACCTGAGAGTTACGACTTTCAGGTCTGTGCGAATTGAATCTGGTCGTGCCGCTGACCTCTGGGTCACCGCCATGCGCATCAGAGATACCGACGGTCTAAAGCGTCCGTGCAGGTCTCGCGCAGTTTCCTCGCTGATCGGCTCTGCCTTCGGCTTGGCGACGTAGATAGCACGATCGGTCGCAGCGCTCCGCCAACAACGCATTCAACATGAACTTCGATGATGGCAATCAGAACAACAACGACAAGAACAACGAGCTCCGCGTCCGCCCCGTCCGCAGATTCGACTGTTGGTCCCTACCCGTTCAGCGAGCTTGTTCAGGCCTACTACGACTGCCGCCGCACGAAGCGCAACAGCGCCAGTGCATTGGCCTTCGAAATGGACCTGGAGCGCAACCTGATCGGTCTACACGACGACCTGATCGCCGGCACCTACCGGCCAGGCCGATCCATCTGCTTCGTGGTCACCCGGCCGAAAGCCCGCGAGGTTTGGGCTGCAGCGTTCCGGGACCGCATCGTCCACCACCTGCTTTACAACCGTGTGGCCTCGCGCTTCTACGCCAGCTTCATAGCGGACAGTTGCGCCTGCATTCCTGGGCGCGGCACGTTGTACGCTGCTACCCGGCTTGAGGCGAAGATCCGCAGTGCCAGCCAGAACTGGTCGAAACCCTGCTGGTATCTCAAGCTGGACCTGGCCAACTTCTTCGTCGCCATCGACAAGCAGGTCCTGCGCCGGCAGCTGGCCGCCAAGATCACTGAGCCCTGGTGGCTGGCACTCGCCGAACAGATCCTGATGCACGATCCGCGCGAAGACTACGAGGTGCGCAGCCCGGCCCATCTGTTCAACCGGGTGCCGCAGCACAAGCGCCTGACCGCGCAACCCGCCCACCTGGGCCTGCCGATCGGCAACCTGTCATCGCAGTTCTTCGCCAACGTCTACCTCGACGCGCTAGACCAGTTCGCCAAGCACACGCTCGGCGCCAAGCACTACGTCCGCTACGTCGATGACTTCGTGTTCCTACATGAGTCGCCGCAACAGCTCAACGCCTGGAAGACAGCGGTCGAAACATTCCTGCCTACTCTCGGAGCCAAGCTGAACCCGACGAAGACCATCCTGCAACCGGTCGACCGCGGCGTCGACTTCGTTGGCCACGTCATCAAGCCGTGGCGGCGGACGACACGTAAACGCTCGCTGGCTCAGGCCCTAAAACGGACTGCCGCGGCACCGGCCGAAGATCTACGCGAAACGGCCAACAGCTATTTCGGCCTGCTCAGTCAGGCCAGCCACAGCGAGAGAGACCGAGAGAAGCTGGCCAACGTCGTGCTGAAGCGCGGGCACAGCGTCAACGGCGCGCTGACAAAAACCTTTCCGAAGACCAGGAGCGACCATGGCCAAATCACCGGCTCAACGCCAGCAGGATAAGCGCGACCGGGACAAGCAGTCCGAAACCGAACGTCTCGCCCGCCTGCTCTCCCGCCGCATATCGCTGGACCTGTACCACAACGATGACGCCCGCCTGAAAAGCCTCATGTCACGGCTCGACATCACGGAAGAGCAAGACGTCGTATCGCGGCTCATCTGGGCAGCGGATCGAATGTCTGACGATTCGCTAAAAGAGCACATTTGTACTCCGTGACGGAATAGCGTGACGAAACCCCTCTAAAACGAATCACGCCAGACGGCGAGGATCAGCCATGCCTACTGCAATCGATTTGTTCGCCGGTCTTGGCGGATGGTCTACCGGCGCCCGAAATGCCGGCATCGAAGTTCTATGGGCGGCCAATCACTGGCCAGTCGCGGTTGAATGGCACAGCGCCAACCATCCGGAAGCCATCCATATTTGCCAGGATCTGCATCAGGCGGATTGGTCGCAGGTTCCAGCACACGACATCATGCTCGCCTCGCCGTGTTGCCAGGGACATTCAAAAGCTCGTGGCAAGAAGTCAGGAAACGCTCAGCATGACGCATCTCGGTCCACGGCTTGGGCGGTTGTGTCGGCCGCCGAGTACCACCGGCCGGAAGTGGTGCTGGTCGAGAATGTCGAAGAATTCACGGCTTGGGCTTTGTATCCCGCATGGTCGCAGGCAATGGCGGCACTCGGGTACATGATCGCGCCGCACGTCGTTGACTGTGCCGATCTTGGCGTACCGCAGCACCGGATTCGTCTGTTCTTGGTCTGCACCCGCAGCAAAGCACCGCTGAATCTGCAACTGCACCAGCGCCGCCATGTGCCCGCTTCATCATTCATTGACTTCGATGCCGGCAGATGGACCAAGGTCGAGAAGAATGGACGCGCCGAGTCGACGCTGCTCCGAGTGAAGAATGGCCGAGAGCGATTCGGCGACCGATTCATCATGCCCTACTACGGCTCTGGTTCAGGGCTCACAGGCCGCAGCCTGGATCGCCCGATTGGGACCATCACCACGCTGGACCGATGGGCCCTGGTGCGCGGCGATGAGATGCGGATGCTTTCGGCGAATGAAGCGCTTGCCGCCATGTCGTTCCCAGCCGACACGAAGCGGCCGGACAATCACCGGCTGACCATGCACATGGCTGGCAATGCAGTTCCTCCTCTTGCCGGTCAACGCATTATCGAAGCGATGCAGGTCGCAGCATAACCCCTACCTCAGAAGATCGCGCAGTCGGCGAGGCGAAGCCATGAATCCAATTGCTCAACAAGCGTTTGATGACGCGCTGGCCCGCCTTGACGGCATGCCTGGACGGCGCACCAAAGACCGCAAACCGTGGCTGCTCGAGGACGAAGATCGCCTTTGCGCACTGTACCCAAACACGCCAATGCCTGAACTTATAGAAGCTTTCCGGCGCCCGTACTGGTCGATCTACAACAAGGCGTATGCGCTGGGGCTGAAGCGAAGCGAGGCGTATCTGGCGAGCGAACATGCCTGCCGGTTGCGGCGAGAGAACAACCCAGGCGCCGGCACACGATTCCAGAAGGGCCAAGCCTCTTGGAACAAGGGGGTGAGCTATGTGGCCGGCGGGAGGTCGGCAGAAACCCGATTTAAGCCCGGCGCGCTGAGCGGAAAAGCCGCTCTACTCCTTCAGCCTGTCGGCACCGAGCGCGTCACCAAGGACGGTATCCGCCAACGCAAGATCCGCGACGACGGGCCACCGCAGCGCAGGTGGAAGTCGGTGCACATGATCCTTTGGGAAGAATCGAACGGCACGGTACCGCCCGGCCACATCGTCGTTTTTCGGGACAAGAACACAGAGCACATCGAGATCGACAATCTCGAACTGATCACCCGCGCCGAAAACATGCGCCGCAACACGATCCATCGCTACCCGCCAGAACTCAAATCCACCATTCGCCAACTTGGCAAGCTCAAAAAAGCGATCAGCGAGGCATCCAATGAAAAACAAGATGACTGACCTCAGAAATCACCTGTTCGCGACTCTTGAAGCTCTGCAAGACCCTGACAAGCCAATGGAGATCGAGCGTGCCAAGGCTATCGCTGAGGTCGCGAAGGTGCTGGTCGATTCGGCGAAGGTCGAAGTCCTCTTTATCAATGCGATGGACGGCGACGTCGAAACCACCGGTTTCATCGAGTCCACAAAAGAACTTCCGGCCCCCAGGGCATCTGTCCAGTAACCGCGGAGTAATGATCATGACAGCCAAGCTATCGCCTGACTCGGTCGGGCTGATCTTCACGATGCACGCGGCGGGGCATCCGGTCGAGCACATAGCCGATGCCGCCGGCTGCTCCTACCCAACCGTCGTGCGCTACCTGAACGCCGCCGGGATCATCCTCGGCAACAGAGGCAAGCCCAAGCAGCTCACGGTCGAGTATCTGACCATGGCGCTCGACATGCGCGCCGCCGGCTCAACCTGGTACGACGTCGAGCACCACATCGGCTTCCACCGATCCACCTTCCAAAGCGAACTTCGCGCTATGAGGGCTCAATCATGCTGATGCTCATTAAGTACTGGCCGCTGGCTTCGGTAGTCGTGGTCGTCCTCGCCTGCAGCCTATTTCATAACGGACTATCGGAGGTTTCGGATGAATGACGTCCCGGAATTCGACCTGAACACGCCAGATGGCGGGCGTGGGTACATCGCTGAACTGTTCAAGACCGTGCTGAAGCGCCACGACTACCGCCAGTACATCGCTGAGCGGTTGGCCGGCGACTTCGCGTGCACGCTGGCTCAGCACTTCGAGCGCATTACCGCCGAGCGTGACGCCCTGCAGCTGCGCCTGAACGCATCGGATCAGCGGATTGATGAGCTGACTGGAACCAGTGCTGATCGCTCGCCCAAGGATTACGCCATCGAGCACGCGGAGTACATGGCGAAGTCCGCCGATCATGTGTTAGCCGAATTCCAGGTTTACGGCTTGGCTCTGATCGCCGTTGATGAAGGTGGCGATGACGGAGAAGGTGAACTATTCGAAGCGATCGACTCCGCACGTCAAGACCTGCAGGAAGCCTTGGTAGATCTGCGCAGCATGGTGTTCGAGTTCCGCAAGCGCGCTAACCGTATCACCCCGCAGTAACTCCCTCCCCCTTCAAAGTCAGCCGCTATAGCGGCAAAGGACGAGTGTGCCCGTGAGCATCATCGACGACGTAATGACCGACAAGATCACCCTGCACGGCCTCGGCTTTGTGCAGGTCCAACTCCAAGGCAATCAGCGCCTGCATGTCTGGCACCCAGAGTTGCCGCGCCGCGCGTGCTTCGAGCACTCGGCAATCCACGACCACCGCTTCAACTTCACCTCGCGCATCATCGTTGGCACGCAGGTCAATCATTGCTTCGAGATCGTTCACCACGATGCCGGCGAGTTCGTGCTGTACCTGCATGAAGGCGCCAGGACGACAGGCGGTGGCCGGCCATGGACACCAGACGGCCGGGCTGACCTGGTACCAGATGGGATTTACCGCATCAGTGCGGGCAACGATTACAACACCCAGGCCTACCAGTACCACCGCACAGAGCCCGGCGGTGATGGCCGTGTGGCGACGATCATGGCAAAGCGCGGCGAGTACCCGGCCGGCGCCCACTCAACCTGCCGGTTCGGCATCCAGCCCGACACGGACTTCGATCGTTTCCAGTGGTCGCGGGCTAGGCTCTGGGAGGTCGTCACCGACGTTCTTCTGGGCCAGAAGGTGACGCCATGATCATGCTGGCAGCGCCACCCCTCGCCTGGTTCGCCTACGTGTACTGCTACAAGGGGCCGCGGTGATGACAGACAACGAACTGTTGCAACTGTCAGCCAAGGCCATGGGCTTCGAACTGGAGTATCGGCGCGGAAGCGATGCCTTCTACTACGACGATCCAGACTCCGGCCGGGAGCAATGGCAGCCGCTCAGTGATGAAGGCCAGGCCGTGCGCGTCGCGGTGGAGCTCCAGCTCAGCATCCTCTGGTTCACCAACCTGCAGTACGTGATGGTCGAGCGTGGCGGCTTCGGCGAGAACATCGGCTGGACCGATGACGCGGACCGAGGCAGCGCGCTCTGCCGGGCAATCACCGTCGTAGCAGCTCAAATCGGCAGCACGCTTCCCTAACCCCTCTTCCACCTACCAGCCTGCCGGTGAACGGCGGGCGAGGAATCCCTATGTCTGAATCCGAAGAAATCGCCAACTTGAAGGCCGATATCACCAGGCTTCGAAAGCATCTGGTCATGCATCACCAGGCGGCTGACTCACCGCTCTTGAAAGGCTACGCCCCATACAACGGCCTGGATAAGCCGACCACCGATGACTTCGATGCAGTGCTGGACGATCTTCGGCGCAAGGGCGCCAGCATCGACGGCGACAACGCCTACAAGCGCGACCTTTGCGATTCGATTGTCGGGGCAATGGCCTTCGGCGTGCAAAACCGAAACCCGCCGCCAGCCGGGCACTGGGGTCAGCGCTTCTGGGATATCGGCAGGGAGGAGCGCGCACTGTCTGAAGAGCTGATCGAGGCTTTGAAAGATCTGGCGGATGACATTGCTGAACGTTTCGACCTGGACTCGCCCAGCACCAACCCCGGCATAAAGATATACGTTGAGCGCGCTCGCGCCGTAATCGCCAAAGCCACCCAATAACCACCTTCTGCCGCCATGCGCGGCATGGAGCCCCTATGTCTCACATTGAAGAAAGAGAGGGCCGCTCCTACGCGGCAGAGATGCTTGCATCCGTCATTTATCTCCCGCGCTGCATGTTCGATGAGCGCGGGCCGGTGGAAACGATGGTTTGCAATCTGGAAGCGGCGGCGCTGGCCCATCCAGCGGACTACGCCAAGGGCATGATGAAAGTGATCAGCGAGGTTCGCCATGCAGTATGACATCCACGAACAACACGCCGACGGCGGCCCGGGCAAGCTGCTCGACACTATCGACCGCGTCCCTGACATCCGCAAGAAGGACAGCTTCGTCGAGTTCGACGGCGAGATGCACAAGGTCCTGACCGGTATCCGAAATTTCATCATCGTCACCAAGGAGCGCTGGGCGCGGGTGTCGGCTGCTAACTGGAGAAAAGCATGAGCGACAAACCAGAGTATGGCGATGCGTATCAAGGCGCACGCGAAGACCTTTCGATCTGGAAGCGGCGCGCACTGGAAGCTGAGGCAAAGGTGCGCGAGCAGAGCGTAATTATTGACCGGCTGGGCGATGCCTTAAATGCTGACCATGGCCCAGCTTTCATGGGAGAACCGAAGCTCATCACCACTCCCCATGAAAACGGCGACCTGATCGCTGCACAGGCCACCATCGCCAATCAGACGCAGATGATCGAGCACCTGCGTGGCGGGCTGACAACACCGACCAGCATCGACGTGGCGAATGCTGACGCCGACGGCTACAGGAACGGTTTCGCGGCTGCCATCAAGTCGCTGCCAGAGCAACAGCACTTCACCAACTGGGCAGCATACACGGAATGGCGCGCAGCGCAGATTGAAGCTGTCGGCGACTTCGGTGGCGAGGTAAAGCCATGACCGACTACAGCGAACTGAAAGGTTTTCTTGAGAAGCTCATTGCGCTTGATTGCAGCAAGTACGTGATGGAGATAGATGATTTACAAGCCATGATCGCTGAGAACGAAGCGTTGCTAGAGCTAAACGCCGATGGTTTGGCGGTTCTGCGCACTCAGCGTGAGCAGTTGGATTGCTATATCAAGGATGCCGAGCGATATCGCTTTCTTCGTAATGGGCCGGACGGCATAGACCTCTCTAGCGCAGATAGCATGGAAGATATTGACGCTCTGATTGACCTCACCATGAGCAAGGAAAAATCAGCATGACCAACCAATTACAGAAGACCCTTGATTACTTTATCGCCGCCGCCCAGTCGGATGTTCAAGACCGAATTGACCAGCTGCAAGCAGAAAACGAAGCGCTGCGAAACGGCCTCGTTAAAATCATCGAAATGAACCGCCAGCACGCAGAAGACCAATACGGCGATCCAGAAAAGGCCGAGTCGTGGAGTTGCGTGAATGTTGCTCGGGTGGCACTTAATAAGGAGAAAGTACAATGAACGACGAAATCGAATTTATCCGACTGCCAGAAGTTAAAAGGCTGGTTGGCTTCGGAACAACCAAAATTTACGAAATGGCCGGACAAGGCTTATTCCCGAAGCAGGTTCAGCTTGGCGCGAGATCCGTAGCCTGGGTTAAATCCGAGGTTCTGCAATGGAACCGCGACAAGCTGGCTGAATCTCGGGGGCAGGCTGGTGTGTAAAGTGGCAATTTTCCTCGTATGATTATGATTTAAAACGAGTTTAGGTGGTGTGCTTTAGCTTTGCTCTATAGCATCAAGATAGTCAGCCCAGTCCTGCATCATCCCCCGCCGCTGCTCTACGTATTCCGCGTGATTGTATACCTTCCTGATCTTGCTGGAGCCAGCGTGCGAAAGCTGCGCCTCGATCCAGTCCTCGTTATAGCCCATCTCGTTCAAGGCCGTCGAAATCGTGGCGCGGATTCCGTGCCCGGTCAGCCTGCCTTCATAGCCCATGCGCCGCAGCGCCATGTTGACTGTGCCGTCACTGATTGGAATGGTCGGTTCATGCCGGCCTGCAATCAGCAGCTTGTAGCGTCCAGTCAACTGGTGCACTTTGCGCGCCTCCTCTACCGCCTGCCGCGACAGTGGCACCAAATACGGCGGAATAACCCCCTCCCCCTTTACCCTGATCATCTTTTTCAACTGTTTTACGGTGCCGGCTGGCACTGTCCAGAGCGCCGCATCAAAGTCGAACTGATCGATGGTCGCACTGCGCAACTCGATGGTTCGCACGCCAGTCAGCAGCAACAGCCTGATAGCGCTGCGGGTGTACTCTTTCAGGTCCGCTTCACGCAGCGCCGCCAGGAACTCTTTCAGTTCAGGCCGGCGAAGCATCGGGTTGTGCTTCTCTGGTGGCTCCTTGGCGGCCACGATATCAAGATCCGCTGCCGGGTTGATATCCAGGTACTCGCAGGCAATGCCAAAGCGGAATATCTCGTTCAGCCATGTACGGCACTTGCGGGCCACGTTGAGCGCGCCGCGCTTCTCGATGATGCGCAGAGTTGCCAGTACATCCTTGCGGGTTACCTCGGCGATAGGAATCTTGCCGAGAGACGGCAGAAGGTCTTTGTCCAGATACAGTTGTGCCTGCTTGGCTGCGCCCTTTTTGGCAATGGCCCAGCGCGGCAACTTAAAGGCGTACCACTCGCCAGCAACAACCTCAAAGGTTTTGATAGACGAATCGGCGGCGGCCTGTTTCTCTTTACGGCGATGGGAGCGCGGGTCGATGCCCTTTGCGACAAGAGAACGGGCCTGATCGCGTTGATCGCGAGCTTCTTTCAGGGAGATTTCAGGGTAGGTGCCCAGCGACATGCGCGGCTGCTTACCGTGCCATGAGAACCGGAAATGCCAGGACTTCGTGCCGTTGGGGGCTACGAACAGGGAAAGGCCGCCGCCATCAGTGATGGAGAATTCTTTTTCGGCCGGTTTGGCCTGACGCACAGCGGTATCTGTGAGGGGCATTAGTACATCACCAAGGCAGTCGAACTGGAAAGGGACTGAATGATGTACTAAAAATTAGCGGGTTGCAGCGAAAGAATTCGAATGTCGGTGTAATGCTGATTAAAGCTAGAGCTGCGCCCTAGCTGGAATTTAGGATTCCGCCGAATACCGGCGGAACAGAAGATGGTGCCCGAAGCCGGAATCGAACCGGCACGCCCTTACGAGCGGGGGATTTTAAGTCCCATGCGTCTACCAGTTTCGCCATTCGGGCGGTAGCGCGGTCAGGCAGTCTGATGGCTGACAAATGATGATCTGTCAGTTCTGACGCCTGTGCAGCAGAGGACGAAATATATACATCCCGTCCCGGTGAAGCAAGTTTGCAAACGCCCATTTCAAGACTAAATCTTGCAGGACAACGCAAATAAAAAAGCTCCGTAAATCATCGATCTACGGAGCTTGTTTAAAGTGGAGGCCGAGGTCGGAATCGAACCGGCGTAGGTGGATTTGCAATCCATCCACAAAACAAGCTATTTCAATAGGTTAGCAGCTTTACCGTTCCGCAAGCTACTGATTTTTAAAGGGCTGCCCCCCACAGCTTTCCAGCAGTCCGTTTTAGGTTGCGGAACGGAATTACTCCCCTGCTCTACCGCTCCACTGCCCCAGGTCGTGCGATGCGTCCGAGCCTTAGCCTTACCTGTTCAACCTGCTCCTCACTATGCATCGATACTGCTCCCACCTGATACGCTAAATTTTTTCATGGAGAAATTACGATGCCGAACTCAGACCTACTCCCTTCCCTGCTGCTCAAGATCAATTAAAACCAACTCGCTCTTGAGGCCACCATCATGGAAATTTCTAACAGGGCTGAACAACGAGGAGCAGGCGACGTGGCAGATAATGTGCGTGAGGCTCTGGATACGATCGACAGGAATGAGGAATTCATCAAGCTGACTCTAGCTGTTCTCATGTCGCCAGAATGAATAGTGTCGACAGCTAACGGCCCGAAGCAGCGGCTTCAACCCGAAGAAGCAGGCCGATGATGGATTGGGCATAGCACTCCGCATACCCTCTGATATACCTACTCGCAAAGCACTTGAGCGTTGCTCTTGTAGCAAATTTTAAGCAGCCATCGCGTTACTTAACCCGCTGCCCTCCGAAAAAAAGTATGAGGAGCCACTCAGTGGGGAGCTCTACGGTGAGCCACAAGAAAAGCTTGGATTCGAGGCTATGCCCACCGAGAATATGGGCTCTCAGCAGGGAGCAATGGAATGAAGTTTCGCATACTATATGTCTGGCCTTTCTGGCTTTCACCACCACCGCAAGCGCTGCAACTTCACCGCTCCCAACCCAGATACTCTGTACCCCCGATGAACACTACCGCGCCGGCATCGAGAAACTCGACCTTCCAGGGTCTGCAGCTCATTTGTTCGAGTACGGCGGCAAGGTCACGATCACCCAGAATGGCAACCGGACTCACTATGCATACGGGAAGGGGCAGGATTTCTACAATCTCAGAGAGAAGACTGCTTACTCAAAAGACTTCGTTAACATTCAGCACGACGTTTTCTTGTACTCAGATCTTGGCTGAGCGGACAGCAGCGCCTTTTTAATACTGAGTGGTCAATCGGGAACTGGATTCTTTCACATAGATTGGACTAAGCAGCGCTATTACGGATGCACCCACGAGCTTGGGGCCATTCATTCTTATGCCGGATCACGCACAGTGCTCAAGAAATGAAGTGCGCTACGACGCCATTTGGCACACGCCAATTGTGCTGGAGTATTTCGGACATTGAGCGCCAACTCCCCGTGCTTGCAGGGTTTCACTATGAATGCCGATCGCATGCATAAATGCATGATTGGCATTGAATGGCATTGAATGGCATACGGATTGCCCCATTTTTGCCCCATCCCCGAATACTGCCCTCCTCTAATTCACGGTCACGCCAGGTAACCCTAGCGATTGACCATTTACCGCTATCGGCTTGAAGTGAACGTGAGGACGCAACGTGACATGCTGAAGACCTGACTGCCACGGTGCGCCTGCGTCCGTTGCCTCTCGGCTAACCGAATCAGCCTCAAAGGAACTGCGATGATTGTTTATAAATATATGAGCCTGCAGGGGTTGAATACATGCTTGAACCTACGAACGATCAGGTTCACGAAGCCGGCTAACTTTAACGATCCCTTCGACTGCGCAGCTGCAGCAGCAGAGGTGACGATGGAAGGGTTGAATTTTCATCTCGCCGGCTCGACCAATGCCGACAAGCTTTTCATGATCAGAAATGGAATAGGGATCCTTTCCCTAACTCGAAATCCGCTCAACCCTCTGATGTGGGCGCACTATGGCGATAACCACAGGGGAGGAGTGATAGCTATAGACACCGAAGAGGCGGGCCTCGAATGCACAGAGGAAAACATTATTTCTGCTAGCGCTGGCAACGTGATCTACACAACCGTTAGACCTAGCGTGGATGGCGACCATCTCCCTTACCACCACGAAATCACAGCACAGCATGACAGGCTGATGCTTGAAAAACTGTTCCTCTACAAATCCTTGCATTGGTCGTACGAAGAGGAGGTCAGGGTGGCACGCCGTGTCGACTTTACGCCGCAAGTGCGACACCAAGACTTCGAGATACCTAGCTCCGCCATTAAAGCTGTCTACCTAGGAGACAAATATTTTCCTGCCCTGATAGATGATTATGGCAGCCAGTTACCACGAGTTCACTTAAAGCACCAAAAGTACGACATCTACCTTTGCTATCAAGATCGTCGGACCTGGGACCTACATGCAGAGCGATTTGATTCCACTGGATTTACATTGCCTACCGTTTAACGTGGCCAAGCTACCGTCCTGCCTTCAGCTGCTTTTAATGCGCTCATCGGCCCATTACTTTGCATCTTCTACGGATAGAGATATGGCCAATACTATGCTTTGGGCTTTGTCGATCATGGTTTAGGTCAAGGCTTAGCTGAAAATACTGGAGATGTACGCGACACTCAGACACTTCGGTCGTGATCGGCCACGAAAAAAGGAAGCGCGGTGGTGCCTAGAGGAGAGAAGAAAAAACTATTCGATCAACCACCGAGAGTCATAAATCGTTGGTTTGCCATCAAGGCGATTCGCATCAGCCGACCTTACATCGAGAGCTCTCTTAGATTTTACCTTCGAATAAAGCTTACGCTCCGAGAACGAGAGCGCTCACTTGCATTGACTTCAACATTGAACACCACAATCAAAGAATTTAGAAAACTAAATCAAAGTAACCTCGAGCCACTAAAAATATTCTTCAACCTTTCTCTTTTTTTCCTTTTAGCAGAAAAAGATATCCATGCGGTTAAAATTGATGCCATAACCCATAGCGACGAATGGAAAAGAAATCTGTCGCTCAGGGTAATGCTCTTAGTCATCCACGAATGGGACATGTCTAAAGTTGCACCTGCAAATAAGCTTAACGAAGCGTACGAGGCTGCCGGGATTAGTGAAGAGCTTAGAGAGGAAATGAGAGTAGCATTTCGAAAAATCAATAAAGCGCACGTCAAAGCAAAACACCTTTTAGCGCATATTCGGCATACGACCATTGCACATAGAGACGCCGACGCACTGCTCCAATACGACGTGATAAAAAAACTGGATACAACATCAGTAATTAATGTTGCCGCCTCTTTCTACGAAGGAGCAGACCTATTCACCCAAGCACTACCAAAATTAATATTGGAGGCGGGTAGCACTAGATCACTACTCAAACAACATAGTATATTTAGCAAAGAATTACCAAAGAGTGACTTCACAAATGACGCGGACACAACGAGCATCTAATATGCTCCAAGCTTTTAAATTCGGGTAAAGTGTCAAACACCGACCACCTTGGAACACCTATATATTTCTACGCACTCAAAATTGAGGGATCAAACAAATGAAAGAATTCGCTTTTATTCATAATCCGACCGCCAATTTCTCCCCGTATGACCGGCACTTCCTCGAGGCATTGACTAGGTGGAATTACTTTCCAAACCAGAAAGAATCCGCGACCGAACTCCCACCCAATATTAGCACCCGACGGTATACACCAGAAATAGCCAAAAAACTTTTGCAGGAAGTAGCCTTAAGCAAGGACAGAAGAACACTAGGATTTGATCTAGTTGAGTACCGAGCAACACGCTATAATAATGTATCACGTATTTTAGGTTTAATACATCCTCTCGCTTACGCACAGATTTTTGGCGTAATGGAATCTAATCGCGACAATTTAGTTGACGCAATGAATGACGACAACAGCGCAATTAGTGTAGAAGCGCACAATGATGGGCGAATGCTCATTATGAATTACGAAGACCCTGAAACTAAAGCGCTAACAGCAGCGGATCAAAGTTTTGGAAAAAAATTTCGCGCCCATACCGATATTGCTAATTGCTTTGGATCGGTTTACACCCATTCACTGGAGTGGGCGACCCAAGGTTTCGAAACAGCTAAAGCGAATCTTACGAAAAAAGGGGCCCGCCATTGGAGCACTGATTTAGATCAAGTGTTACGGGGTGCAAAACGAAATGAGACCTCCGGCCTACCAATTGGCCCAGCCTCATCAAGTATTGCGGTAGAGGTCATCCTCGCTGCGGTAGACCGCAAGCTAAGGGAACAATTTTCTTTTGTCCGATACGTTGATGACTACACAGCACTTTGCCAAACCCATGCCGAAGCGGAGGAGTTCATAAGGCTGCTCGGAAAAGAATTGAGCCAATATCGCTTAACCTTGAATCTTAGTAAAACCTCTATTGTTGAACTACCAGAACCACTGCAAGAAAAATGGGTATCTACGTTAATGAGCGCGCTCCCTCCGTTGCTACAAGACGACGGGCAACTTGCATTCATGAGCACCCGTGAAGCATTCCACTTCCTAGACTACGCGGTGCGCTTAAACAATGAGACACCAGATGGAAGCGTCATAAAGTTCGCTGTCTCCACTATAGCGCGCAGACTTAAAGACAGAGCTGCCGCGGACGTATTTCAATATGTATTAAATCTATCTTGGCATTACCCAATATTACTACCGTATCTTGAGAAAATCGATGCCAGGTCTGACTACTACGATACAAAACAGCTGGAAAACAAATTAAATGGAATAATTGAAACCAACGCTCTACACCGTAGATCTGACGGAATCTGCTGGGCACTCTATTATCTTGAACGGTTAAACTCGCTTCCTTCAGAAAAATCCATATCCGCAATCATCGAATCGAAAGACTGTGTAGCGCTAGCCATGCTGTGCAACTTCGAAAACTCAATCGACGCCGCAACACAATACGCACAAGGCATTATTGGAGCTCATATATACACACAAGATCAAAACTGGCTTTTACTTTACCAACTATTCCTCGCAGACAAAATCTCTGATCCGTATCCGAACGAGGAGACATTCACTCTTCTGAAAAAATATGACGTCGATTTTTTTTGCAGCCCCGGCAAGGACAGTCACGCCGAAACTTACTGCATTGCAGCTCACAATCCTTTTGTACAAGATGACGAGAGGCCTTCGTTTGATCAATGGATGAATAACTTATAATCCTTACTGCGTAATATTACTTACATGCCACAGTCCATAACTGATCCAACCGAGTAGTGAAGCTCTGGCTCATCATCTCCCGTCGCATCCCCCAATCAGGATTGGTCGGCACGCTAGCGGCTCGTAGCGTGCCCCACCCCCACCTTCCGTTGATCTGGTCGAGCACAGCCATTACCCGAGTCGCCTCACCGGGCTGGGATGCAGCAAACAGATCGTCAGTGTATTCGCCTTGCTGACACAGGCTCAGCAACAT